ATCCCTTCGTCGCCCATGAGACTAAATGCGCGCCGCGCCTCCGCCTTACTTGCCTCAGCCACGGCCTCCAGCAGCCGTAACCGTTCGGGGTCGGTTGACAGGCGCCCGTAGACCCTTTTGCTCATCGCTCCCTTGGGTATAGTCATGGCAACTCCACACATCCTTCCAGTTTGTAGGCTAACCAACACCAGAAATCGCGGCAGACTTCATAATCAGCATTGTGCAATTGGGCGCAGTGTCGGTTAAAAGCCCAGTAGATGAACTTGCGCAGCAGATTACTCATGTTGCCTCCGCAGCTTTGCTATTAGACTATTCTTGGCACGCAGGGCGGCGTATGCCGTGTCAACCACAGCCCCCATAGCGAAGCCCATGACGACAATGCCCAGCATCAGCCCAATAAGAAATACTCCTAGCATTGCCTGATTAACTTGCATTGGCTATCTCCCTGTCTTGTCGCATTTCCAGCCAGTTGAGGCAAATAGACGCGATCTGCGTTAGCTCAGTATCTGGTGTATGCTCGTGCTGGTTACGAAGCGCCAGCGACAGTTCTAGCATCTCCTCTGCCGTTCGCGCATACCAGTATTCGTCTGGTTTATCCCGCCACATCTCGCAGTATCGCTGCTTCAGAACCAAGACCTGCTTTAGTGTTTGCTTCATCGTTGCCTCCTTGGCATCTCTTTGCGCAAAGACTTCTTCTGCCCCCATTATAGCACAGCTACGGCACTGTGTCAAGTCGTGCTGGTGTAGGCCCTGTCTGCCCCATGTAACGTCCACGATAACCCACAGAGGGAATACCAACAGTCACATGAAACACCATCTGCAACACACGTTGGCCTGCGTACAGTTCAATGGGACGGTGAGCGTGTAATTCAAGCGTCAGGGTCCCCGAAAATTCGCAATCAACCCATCCGGCCAGGGAATGGTCCAACCCCCGGCGTGCCAATGTCGATTTCAGGTAGATGCTTCCGGCAATGTTGGCGGGCATCTTGATGTACTCTAACGTGGTCGCCAGAATAGCGTCGCCGTGAACGAGTGTTATCTTCTCCGCGGTAAACGGCAACATCGTTGCCAGGTCTATGAACTTGTTGCCCAGCCTCAAGTCCAGTGACGCGGGATTGACGCAGTTGGCGTCGTATGGGGTTACTCCGCCTGCTTCGGCCCATTCGCGGATGAGGGTGTCGTGCCAGATCATGTACTCAATGCCTCTTTAGCAATATCAATGCAATCGTAGAGCGCAACGCTCTCACCTACGTAACTATCGTCGGGTATCTTGCCGTGCCAATCGTAAACGGTCGCTATTCTCTCCAGGGCCTTCTCTAAGTGCACGATGTATCTGAACATATTCTGTGCCACTATTGCCCGCGCAGTTTCCGTGTTGGCTGTGTCCATCATTTCGCATCCAGACACGGTTCTAGCCACTCATAGTCACAATTTGCACAGAAGCGGTGCATATGTTCATCGCCACGAGCGCGCTTGAAGCAAAGAGCTTCTGGATTTAGGCGCTTACCGTCACAATACCATACAGTTGTTTCGCCACAACCGCACTTAGGACAAACGGGGTCTTTGGTTTCTGGTGGCGGGAACAACTCAACGTGCTTGCGGTGCAACTCGTGGGCAAGACTATCTATGTTGGCGCTTGTACAGTGGGAGTACACGCGGCCATAAAAGTCTTTGCACGCGTCTAGCCATTGCTCTGTGGGAGATGCCACTTCTGCCCTGTCGCCCACTTTTGGCATAACTATCTCCTCATCTATGCGCCGACACAGAGACCACGGCGGGATGCTATGCTTATCCCTCCACAAGACGTAGGCCAGGCCCTTGTCGTCTTCCATAACCGTCCCCCGGTCTCCTGTGAGCACGGCACCATAGTACCAATCAGCCCCAACGAACTCTACCCGATCACCGGCTTTAGGTTTGTACATCTTCATCTCCTTGAATGACTTCTCGAATCAGCCCAGCAATCTCGTCGGCCTCGTCGTATGCCCCAGCAGGTCCCTCAATCATAAACCACGCCGGCGACAGATCGTCGTCTGTTTGTACAGTAACCCGCCACCCGTACTGAAACCAACACGCCACGTATGGCAGGCGGCAGAGACACCTTGCGTAGAACCAAATTCTGTACGGGCTTTTCCCGTGACCGCAGCAAGATTCACATGTCTCTATGCCTTCAATTAAATTAATGGCCTGGCATAAAGCCGCGCATTCTGGGTCCCATCCCTCAGTAGACAGATGTTCTCCCGTGCCAAACATCATTTTTGCTCTCCTTGTAATTGTGCAACAGGCTTGAATAGCTCAACGAACTGAACGTGGTCGCCTATAGTCTCTACAATGCAAGCCATCCCTTCGATGCTATAGACATTGCATATACTCGCATCGCTTACAAAGTTCGCGCCTAGCACGAAGGGAACTGATGCTATGGCTGGCCCACCCAGCATATTCACAGTAAGGTCTAATGTCACCCCGCCATCTTGCCCTGAAACAAAACCCGCGTCGCTGATAATCGCAAGTTCTCCACTCATCGTCACTCCTCCACACACACTCAACTGGCGTTAGACTAGGAACGGTTACTGTGCCTGGTGGAACAGGTATTATAGGGCAGTCAGGGGACACTCTCCCACGCAAGAACCTCTTTCCCCATCGCCATAGACACCAGGCAGAAAATCTCAATAACGCATCAATCGGTTCGGGGTCGTGGTCGGTAGTACACCGCAAAACAACGAATGAGTCAAGGCGGCTAGCGCCCCACCCCTCCGCCCCCTCCTGTATAGAGAAGGCCACAATTCCAACAGTCCCCTCTGGGGCTACAGTCTCCTCATGTAAGCAATACGCCAAGTCCAGCCCAAGCCTGCGCAGGCTTGGCGTATCTGCCATAGCACTCCGCCACGTACCGCCCGCATCTACCCGACACACTTTCCATATCTCAGCCATGTCTATCCCCCCACCCTGATAATCTTCGGTCCAGCCGCCTGTTCCTGCATCGCGCACAACGTATTCACGAGGCTGTGCAAACTCACGATGTCAAACTGATACTTCTCGCCCTTGGCACGCTCAGCGAAAAACGCGTCTAGCCTCTTGCAGACGTCGCGGGCTGATCCGATTTCTTTGTATAAAACTTCAGCAGCATGTGTCGCGCTGTCACGCCGCGATTTCGTGACAGGCTCTGCCATGCCGCTGAGTCGGTGGAAACAGGTTAGGATGACACCTTGCGCGGTTGGTACGTTGGCCCAGGTCTGGGCGATTTCGCTCTCACCGCCCAACGAATGCTTGTGCTGATAGGTGTCCATAGCCCTAGCGATGATGGCCTCACGCTCAACTTTTGTGCGCTGAACGCGAGGGGCTGGCGTTGCGAACTCGAAAATCTCCTCGCAGTCGCGCGGATAACCATCAGGCGCGAGGTCTGCCGTGAGCTGGTCTTGCGTAATGTACCTCCCATCAGGCATGAGAAAACCCGCCCCCCTGTCCTCAACGTGGTCTGGTTCAGCCATCTCTATAAACTCAACATCGAATGGCCCCTCTATCTCGATGCCGTCTTCCAAGAGTTGTATGCTCTCCCCCAGAACACGCCCAGTTGCTTTGTCCCCAACGTGGGTTGGTGTGACTTCTACGTTGGTAGGTGTAATGCTCTTTACTACGTCAACGTGGGTCTTATTGTTGTTTTCTTGCCCCACGACGTTAGTCGTAGTGTTTGCAACATCCAAGGTATTCAACCCAAGGGATACAACGTTGGGACAACTAGGCAGTTGCTCGTCAAGCGACTGGTTAGTTTCCTCGGAAATACTAGGTAGTTGCTGGCCTACTGTTTCGGGGGCTACGAGCCAAGTGGACAATGCTTTATAGCCCTGGCGGTGTTGGTACTTTTCCACGATTTCTGCTGGCACTTCTGTTGGCGGGTCGTATACTTCAACTTCGGTCGTCCAATGCATCAGTCGCTTGTAGGCTGTTGGCTTTGTAATCTTGACAAATCCACACTCTTCAAGCTGCTCATTTATCCCCCGCAACGTGTCTGGCCCTATTCGGCAGGCCCGCGCCAAGTCTGCCTGTGTAATAGCCTTGACTACCCCCTCGCGTTCTAACCGGCAGTATACGCTATACACTGCTACTCCCTTCGCGCCCAGGATAGGCAGCCAGATATCGTAGACATAGTTGGCTACTCTTACCTGTCCCATGCGGCGAGACGTGAACTTTATCCCGCCTTGTGGTGTTATTTCGTATAGATTGCGCCCCATATTAGATCTCCTCGTTCCGCGCCGCGTTGTCTTTGTGCCTTCTCATCTTCCCAGACTCCTTCTGTATTCTAAATCGTCCTCATCAAACTCGTCAAAATACCACCTGGTGTCACAGCCAACAAGCCACTTGCGCCTGGCTGCGGAGTATTCGCGCTGGGCGTCGCTCATGTTGCAGAGCGCTTCTTCGGTGTACTCCCTGTCGCGCAACTTTTGGCGTGTCTCCTCAGAGACTACGCGCCCCATGCCTGCCTTGCTTAGTTTCTTGCGAGTCTCTGGAGAAGTTGCGTGTCCCATCTTGGCATTGCTATTATTGCGCCTGTGCTCATCAGTATGCTTCTTGCCCTTGTGCGCCGCGCTTAGCTTTTGCTTGGTCTCTTCTGCCATAGGCCCTGCTGGCCCCGCTGTAATGGCAACGTTGTAGCAAGTCTTGTTGGCGTGATGTATGTCAAGCCACGCCTGTTCAGCCGCCAAACGCTCATCTGGGTCTTCAATCACTTCAAGCACGCTAAATTCAAACACGTCCTCACCATACTTGTTCCACGCATTCTGTAGATGCGCACAGTGATGTCTGTCGTTGCGAAGCATCCAGAGGTGTGCCATCCACCGTTGCTCAATGTCCCCAGAACTCCCCCCATACGCCATCCCATCCAACCTGTTCTTAATCTCATAAGTACCCTTTGTCATTTTCTGCATCCCCTGTTGATACAGAAAACCCCTACGCACGCGATGCAGTCAGCCTGTCTGTGTGCCAGAGTCGGAAGAGAGCCGTCGCACGTAGGGGTTATTCTACGATTGTTATATTGAGCCTTCTGCAGAAAGAAAGCCCTTTTCCAATTCTGGCACTTTTGCATTATACCACAGATTCGCGATTTTGTCAAATTACAGAGTGTGCGTTATGTTCATTTTGCAGATGTCAATCTTAGCAGCCACGTCTCGCCATTGGTCTGGGCCAGGCCGAACTTCTGACTTATGGTCGCGTCGTCTGCGCTCCCGGCGAATGCTAGAAAGCCCTCGATGGTATAGTGCATGTCTTTTATCAGGAACGAGTGGGCATCTTCAAAGCACCCTGGGATTTCGAGGCGCTCGGTACGTCGCTTGATACTTTGTAGATTAGAAAGCACACTGGGTAGGGCAATCCGTGACGTTCTATGTGCTATACTAACTATGTCGTCCCACTCTTGGAGCAACGGGCTTACTGTGGTGAAATATTCATCAGTGTCGCACGCGTTGCCACACGATGTCAAAGCAATGCAAAAAATAAGAAAGGCTACGAATCTCTTCATGGCATATCTCCCTGTCGCTTATGTTGGTGCGTCAAATCCCAGTCCTCAAGTGTGCAACTGCTACAATGGCCAGCAACGCGAGCAGTGTCAGCCACGCGGGTAGGCAGTAGTATGGCAGTAGTGAAAAGACTGCCTTTGAATAGAGATATTCCCTGTACCACCAGGGCATCTCGGCCCATGCCTCAGCGAATTCCTCGCGCGTTATGTCGTCTATGTTATTGGTCACGTCGTCTCCTCAAGTGTGCAACGTTAGCACGCGCCGTAATGATACGACATGAACCCTATGCCCTCGGGGTCAAGAAGGAAACCAAGCTCTGCAAGCCTAAACTTATCCTCGCCTGACACCGCGGCTTGGTCAATCCCGCAAACGTACAGGATGTCATGTTCGCAATGCGTGGGGAACTTCTTGTTTCTATATTTCAAGAATATCTGTAGCGCTTCAATCAGGTCTTCCATCAGTCTCCTCCTTGCTCAGCGGTGGCCACGTTACTTACCTCTACGTCCTTCTCTGTATATCGAGGATAGATATGATCAAATCTCTTCTCACAGCCACACGTCGAGCATCGGTGTGGGAACCGCGGTGGGTAGTCGGTGGGGAGCTCCCCTGTTTGAATCATGCGGCCCTTCCCGCACTGTGCACAGACCAAATCAACCCTGTAAGTTCTTAGTTCAGTTAGCTTCTCCATCAGTCTCCTCCAACTCTGGCGGCCATTCTATCACGGCATAGAACTGGGGTTCAAAGTTGTTAGTTGCCAAGTCCCATTCGTCGCCATTCCAGAAGCCAAAGTCCATTACGTTTTCGCCCCAATAGTTTCGCCCACATAGTAGGTACAGCTTGTTTTTCACAAACCCACGCTCAACTGCAATCCATTCCATCGCATATCCTCCCTGGTCAGCCTGTGTCTCATTTCCCGCTCGTATCTCTTGAGTACCCTCTTGAGTGCCTGCTTGGCCGTCGTACCGTAGGCCATCCACCAGCCGTCAGCTATCAGCGCCAGATACCTGTCGCTGTCTTTGTATACTGTTACGCGCAAGTCAGTCCTCGTCTGCAAAAACACAATCGATAGCAATACACCATATCCACGAGCCGTTGTCCACGTACAGCCGGGGGAAGTCAAAGATGTTTTGCCCCTCGTTTTCCATGAACCTGACACGTTCCAGGGGTAGCCCCGGCATCTGGACCTCGGAGCACTGGTTGCCCTTCCAGAGCAGGAAAGCATACCGGCCCTCGCCGTAGTCCATCTTAGGGGCCCGCATCCAATTGATATTGGGTATACCAACGTCGGCCAGGAAGTGCTTGATGTTTTCGGTGGCGTTGGCTTCTGTGGCGTTGGTTACTGGCCCTGTGCCAGGGTTCAGGATCACTTGCATGTTGTCTCCTCCAATTTTGCCCCACGGCATGTGTCGCGAATTTTTGAATTCATATTTCTCCCCCAGAGAATTTTCTCATATTTTGAGTGTAATTCCGTTGTCACTCTTCCGTCGCCAAGAGTTCAGCTACTGACATCGCGTAATAGTACTGCGCGCACTCCTCGCAGCGTTCGCAGCCAATCTCCCATACGTCATCATGCTTGCATGGGGGGAACCCATCTTCCCAGTCAGCCACTTCATGCGGGGTGTCGTCTGTGTTCCTGGTCATGTCTCCTCCTGGTGTTCCCCGGCGAAAGCGATGAGGCGCGAGAGCATGTTTGACACACTCATTGGCAGCAACCTATCATGCCTGCATGGGTGTCCACATACGGGGCAGGAGACAAGTGTAGCATTCCTGCGTTTAGTAACCACGGTTACAGGCGCCACTGGCTTCCTGATGGGTCTCCTTATTATTTCTAAGCATTCATCAACTATCTTGTCTTCCTCTAAGGCTATAGCCTCTTTATAAGCAGCGGGGGTGGCAGACCAGTCCCCCGAGGTGTCTGTGTGCCCATGGCGTAAGTACTCTGTAACCTTGTCCTTCACCGCCTTGCGAAGTTCTTCAAGTGTCATGTCATCTATGTTCTTGGCCATGTCTTCTCTCCGTTAGACCATGCTAGTGCTTCATCGAAGTAGGTAAGGGCCGGACTCGCATTACTATATTGACGCAATACATCTGCCAGCTTGACAGCGTGTGTCTTCCAACACTTTGCTTCGGCCCGCGCCTGCCTCCAGTCGGGCATCTCGCGGCACTTTTCTATGGCGGCTTCAAGCTCCTCGCGGGTATACTCTTCAAGCGGCACTTCTGGCACTTCTACCCATACCCATGTTGCTCGCACTGAGCCCGTATATGCGCCTTCAGACTCTTTGTGCAAAGACTCGGTCATATCTTCTCCTCTACTGGCTTTGTATATCTGATTACCAGTACAGCACGAGCAGGCTTTTCATCAAACGGCTCATAAAAAGCAAACTCGCAGTCGTAACTATGCTTGATTTGGTACTTCTCCATCAGCGCTTCTGCGACTTCACCCTCCGTGAAGACGTATTGGATGCTCTCTACGCCCAAGAAAGTAATTGTCTTTTCCATCAGTCTAACTCCCATGCCCCTCTTAGCCAATATGCCCAGCCAAGGCCGAAATCTAGCGACCCACCATCAGCCCCTGTTAGGCGCCGGATGCGGTAACACAGCGAGAATCCCCTGACACCTATGGGCGCGATGTAGGTGTAAAGATTTGGTATCGCAGGATGCGGATGTTCCACGATTTCTCCGAATGTGTACATGCAATGCCCTCGTTGCTGTGATGTGTCCATGAAATCACGTTGGGTGTCCAATCGATTGTACCCTGGGACTACCAAGCCAACAACTCTCGCAACTGGCGCGACATCGTCATGGCTCTGTTCGCTATGCTGCCCTGTGGCCCGTATTGCTCGTGGCATTGTGTGATTAGATTGCAATACATCTCATTCAATTTAGCCAATGCCGCTATGAGCTCTTCGCGGGTCATTTCTTCTACAGCTTCCCCGTACCATGTCCACCCCGTATCAGTCATTGCCCTTTTCCCGTCAACGCTCACCGCCGCCCGCTCTTTCTGGCGTGTATATGCCCTCTCTGCCATACGTGTTGCTACAGTATGTTGCTCTGTCACTACCCGTATAAGGTTCTCACGCGACAACTCTTTAAGTGGTCTGCCGCGCCATGTCAATTCTGTCATTGTCGCCTCCAATCGATTGTATTGTGACACAATCATTGCCGTTTGTCAATGGTGAAGATTGTTATCTCGCTAGCTGGTGATGCGAGGAAGTCGCTCACTGGCATCCCGTAGTGGTGCTGTGAACATGCCTCGCAACGCTTACAGCCAGGCGCCCAGGCATCACCGTGCTCGTCGCAGTGCAGGTAAGTATCCTCGTGGGGCGAACGGTCCATGCGCTGCTCAAAGTACTCGTCGGCCTCGCCCTGATGGTCCCAACAGGCTGGCAACCCTATTGCATCCATACCGGTTGCTGCCGCGCCACAGTAAGCGCACTTTCTCATAAATGGCGATGTGTTCACGAATAGTCCTCCAATGTGCTCTTGAAGCACCTCTGTGCCTCCTGATACCACGCACGAACCGCTTTCTCCCCATACCTCTTGACAGCCAAAGCCCAGAAGAACCTAGGCCCTGGATGGTTGTCGTGGCATTCCGCGTTGATTACAAACAGATTGCACGGGTGGTCCCGAACATCCCAGTTTTCTTTGGATACGTACCGCCACTTTGCTTTAGGCAAGACGCCGTGGTGCATGTTCACCGGCTCGCGGATGGGATTTCCGCACCCGCAGGAGCACGGTTCGTTCAGGGCAAAATGAATACCTATGAGATCGCGACGTGTTTCGCCCAACGGTTGCCCCGCAGGAATAGCGTTCCAGGCACTCATGGGTTTGCTAGTTCCAACCACACATCAGCATGACAGGGAACCGGATTGCCATCGTCGTCAGTTAGTGGACACCAGCAAACCAGGTCGTGGCCCCGGAGCTCATCGAGCCGCTGCCGAAAGTCGTCTGGGGCGTCGCTCTGCCAATGGGGGATAGTCTCTCGGCGGAACCATTCTGTGGCCCCTGCGCGCCCCATTGCTCGCCAAGAGGCATGGTTGGCGTAAATCGTGGGATCGCCCACGTAGATTGCGCCTGGCGGCATCCGCCAGCCCTTCGCTCGCTTGCGTTGGATTCGCTTTGGCATAGTCTATTTTCTCCAATCCGCCACAGTCTTGCAGCTAGCAGCCCTCTCGTAGTCCTCATCGTCAACGTAAGACAAGTCGCCAAACCCGCTCAGTGAGTAGCCTATGAGTTGCGCGAATTGTACTTGGTCTTCGCGCGAGAATTGCATGATGGCCAGGCGGTTCATGTCATTGGGGCCATCATCTAAGAGGAAGCGCACAATGGCATTAGCTTTGAAACGAAGTGTCCCATGCCCATCTAACCCTAATGGCTGTATAGGATGTCGTAAGGCAGACAGGCTTGGCGTTGGGATGCCGTCATGGCGCGGGCTGGTAGTAGTATGCCGCCAATAAGGCCCTATGTACTCTATGGGCTTGCCACAACTACGGCAAAGTGATGTATCATCTATCTTATATGTCATTCCATATCTCCTCTCTGTTTTGAAAAGTCTTTGTGCAAAGACTTCATTTCAATAAGCGGCATCCATCCCTTGTGATGAGACTGCTTGCCGTTCTTTACGTCACACATGCAGGATGGTTGCAGCCCGCGCTCTCGGCACAATCGCTCCATATTTCTGCCAGCGGGGATGATCTCGCCCGTGTCTCTGTGAATGAATGCAGGATATGGTCCAGCGTTACCAGCCCCTATCTTTTGCCTGGTCGCGTCAGAAACTGGATGGCCCATCATACGCTCGCTCTTCGCGCGGTTCTGCTCATCAGTATGCTTGCAGTCCAGGCTGTATTGCTTGCCCACCATGCGTTCGCTTATCGCGCGGCACTCGTCGCTAGTGCGCTTGTGGCCCGTCAGGCGCGTAGCGATCTTTTGCTTAGTTTCTTTGGCCATAGGCCCTGCATTCCCTACCGTAATCGCAATATTATAGCAAGTCTTATTGGCGTGGTGTATGTCAAGCCATTCCTGCTCTGCCGCCCTTCGTTCATCGTGGTCTTCAATTACTTCAAGTACGCGAAACTCAAATACGTCCTCGCCATACTTGTTCCAGGCGCGTTGCAAATGTATGCAGTGATGCTTATCATTACGAAGCATCCGGCGATGATCCCCCCACCACCTCTCTATGTTCCCTGAACTCCCGCCATACGCCATCCTGTCTAGCCTGTTCTTGATCTCATAAATCCCTGCTATCATCTTCTGCATCCTTAGTCGATACAGAAAACCCCCTACGGCCAGGCAGCAAGCCTTCTCATGGCAAGATGAAAAGAGGGTTGGTGCGGGCACGTAGGGGGTAATCTACGATTGTATATTGGGCTATGCTGCAAAGAAAAAGCCCGCTTTCCATCTTGCCAGAATTCTACCCCAGTATACCACAGATTCGCGATTTTGTCAAATTGAGCAACTCACTTAAGCGGGCTATGTCCAATATCCTTCGTTGGGATGCAGGACATGCCGCCCCTATAGCCGTATACCCAGCATGTCACTGTACCGTTGAGGTCGGTAAAGCGATAGACCCCGCTGCCCCTTATGCTGATTCCGGTCACTACTGCCCCAGTCGCAGGGGCTGACTTGCTGCAACCCCCGACTACCAGCACCGTTGCCAATACTAGAACGGCCAACGCACAAACTAAAGCTGTATATCGTTTCATGTCTCTTGCTCCTCTGGCGGTTCGGGAAACTGTACTGGCTGCCAAACACCCTCTGCGCCTTCGGATTTGTATAGAGAGTGCCCGCAAGCTTCATAGCCAATGCTATTCCCTTCCTTCCATACTTCAACGCAATAAAAGTTAGCCGGTACACGTCTGTAGCTAACGCACCACCCATAGAACCAATAAACGCCTGGCTCTGTAGGCCATTCAGTTGTCCATTCCACTTGACGCCTCCATTGTCTCGACTGCAAGTACCAATGCCTCAATCCACGACCTGTCCCAAGCATCCCCCGCGGGCTTGGCAACCTTCTCGTAGGCGGCTGATGCCCTAGCCCGCTCGGTAGGCTCTTGCCACATTGTGCGCTTGTAGATTTCCCACGCCTCTGTTGTGGCCTGTTGGAAAGTCGCGTAGGCCGTTTTGGCAGCCGCATTCCAAACTGCCCGCGCGTTGCCGCTCAGAAACTGTTGGGCAAACCAGGGAATGTCTAACCCCAATTGGATTGCCCGCGCTGTACTGGCCTCGGTAATTTCTATACCATTAGGCCATTCTTTCGCAAAGATGGCTACTTGGTCTAGGCAGGCCCAGGCATCCCGCAACATCTGTACTGTGACTTTCATGTTATTGTCCTCCTGTCTTTGTGCAAAGACTTTGCAGTTTACAATATATGGCTGCAAGCAGGCACGCCATTGCCAAGTGATAGAGGAAAACCGCGGGGGGTCGCGCTATCTCGTAACGTTTCCCCTTAGCCAATTGGCCTGCTATCTCTAGCACAATGTACCCAACGATAAAAGCGCTTGCACGAAACAGCCAGTTATTAGCATTCATGTCTCTGCCTCCATCCCGTTTTCAACACCCGCAACGCATATTGTGCGGGCGTCAATCCATCGCGCCTGTCTGTCAGGAACACGGTAACGAAGCAGGCTGCGATGCCAACGACACCCATCATGCTTGCTCGGCCAAAGCCCAGTGTCCCACAGATTATCGTCACTATTCCCATTGCTATTGCCCACGTGGCAGTAAAATAGTGTAGCGGGCTATGTTTGCCACGCGATGCTACGAACGTAACGCCTGTCGCCAGTAGGCCAAATGCAACGACGAGAACGCGTGCTGTGGTGGTCATTATCCCCTCTTCACAACGTAGGCGCTGATGGCCACAATAAAAGATACAAGAAAGGATACAAGAAAACACACAAGAAAAGGTACAAGAAAACGCACGCAGCATCTTCCAACGAGTTCCCAGTTCATATCGCAACCCCCATATTGAGTTCCTCTACAAGCTCCTTGTTCCCCGCGACAGCCGCCCCCGCAGCAGCCTCGTGGTCGAATCCTGCGGATTTGGGCAACATCTCCCCATTGATAACCTCAGCCCTGATTTTGCGGGCTACCTCAGCGGCTGTGGCCTTGCCGCTGCCCGTAACCAGCTTCTTGAGCCGCGTTGGCGAAATCGGCGGCAGGAATGTTACACCAAGCGTGTCACAAACCTGTCCAACGTGATACACGAGTGACTGATTCTTGAACCCAAACTTGCCCCGTGCTGTAGCTTGTTCGCAGACAACGTAGACTGGTGTAAGACCAGACTGCATTTGGATTTCTACGAGCCGCACCACCTCCCACTGCCAACGCCCAACCAGGCTGAATACAAGCGTGTCACCCTTCTCTATGCATGCGTCAGCCCAATCAAGCACCGTAGCCTCACCATCCGGCCAGAAGCCAACAGCGACCGCAGCGCAGGGTTTGCCGACTCCCATGCCAGGGTCTACTCCGATTATTACGCGTTCTAGCTCGTTTAGCGTTCGCATATCCTCACCTCCACGTCATATCCTGCTCGCTCAAATGCCCCGCTGATCATCCCCCAGTTGTCTTTTACTTCTTCGTAAATACCCTTGGGCACAGTAAGCACGTGCCCCGCCAATTCCCCGCCCTCAACGAGGGCCTCAAAAAGTTGTGAACTCATAACCAACCACAGCTCGCCGCGTAGAGTGCTGTCCATTAAAAGTGGGTTCACCTAGAATGTGGGGCTCAACGCCCTGCCTTTTCCAACGTTTATCCCTGCAATCGCGGCGCCAAATATTCCTGCGGCATCCTTGATATTCTCACTCTGAATTATGTAGGCAAGACGGCCTAGCGCGGCCATCTCATCTGCCAGTTTTTGGGTGTCGCGCTTTCTGGCCGCCAACGCATCTTCAGTACTGCGTAGAAGGTTGCGATAGTGAATGATGTTGCCATCCCCCATAAGCGTAATTGTGCTTGACCGCCTCCGTTCCTCAGCATTCTTGCCCAGCGGCGGGCAACGTTGAAGAAGCAAAACCTCCTCTTCTTCCAGCTTTTGCTCAATCTCTCGATGGGCCTTGAATGCGTCGTACTCCTGCTCTCTTGCCAGGAACAGTTCATCTGGCAGGGCCCTGAGCCGGTCTTTGATGCTTGTATTGTTGCTAGTCACCGTGTTTCTCCTTAGCGGGCCAATTTTCTACGATCTCGTGGAGTGCCTCTAGCTCCTCGTCATCGCCATAATCCTCAATGTCAGCCACTGCCAAGGCGCTTGCGTAAGTTTCCGGCGACCACTCTTCACACGCATCCATGTAGGAGGCGAATCTCCTCATGGCATCAGCGCGGTCTTCCAGCACCCCTGTCTCTATGCGCATCTCCTCGCTTGCCCACTTGCGTAGCTCCTCGTAGTTCTGCGGCCCCTTCATGTCATTTCCTCCAATCTATTGTAGAGTCTTTGCGCAAAGACTTTATAGGGTTACGTGCCGTTTTCCCCACACGGCTACCACACGTTGTCTGCCTTATTCACGTCCAGGCAGTCGAGATTGGCAGTCCCGAATTTCATCCCCCAGCGCTGCCGCGTTGACGCAACCCTGTTTATTTGCCTGCCCAAGCACCCCGTCTAGGCTGTCCAGCATTGCGACTTATCCGGGTTCTCGTACTCCCCAACGTAGCTGGCTTCACGTATAGATTGGTGCATCCACAGGCTTGGCCTAGTCATTGGAACACAGAGGAATCGAACCCCAAGGGGCTACCGTCTTCACCGGTACACGTATAGCCCAGCACTCCGACTGTGCATGTCCCATGACTCACTCATATGTACAAGTCTTTGTACAAAGACTCAACCGGCACGCTTCATCTTACGCGCCTCGCCGCCCTGCCGCCAAGCCCAGCTCGATGACGCCCCGCGCCATCGTGTCTAGTTTCTTCCGTCTGGGCATCCACGGTCGCGAACAGGGCAGCGAGGGACTCTATTTCTTGTGGAAACTCAGTACGCGCTTGGCCTTTCCATCTTTGACCTCAACGACAGCCTGTAACCCCAGTTGCGTAGCAGGATAGTTTTGCCCCATGACCATTGCCTCAACGTCCGTCCACTGGTCCAGGGAGGGGTAGACCTCCACATAGGCAGCTACGCCGTAGGGTTTCCACGCCCCGCCCTTGACCCGGATCAGTTCATCACCTGCGCGCGTCGTCCCCTTCTCTAGGCCCACAACGTCAATGACTACGGTTCCATCGGGCTGTGTTGGCGTGCCCTTGCTTGCTGGCGTTGGCACGCTCGCAGCACGCGGGCCAGGTGGTGGTGCAGGCACGGATGGTAGGGTGCTTGGCTTCTCCGGCTGCACGCTGCTCGGCGGTTCCTCTGTCGGCGGTTTCCCATTCTTGCGTTGGGTCCGACGATACCGATCTATTGCAGCGACACCATCTCTCGACGCTACAGGGATAAATCCCGCCTCAACTGACTCCCTGAGACGGTCCATGACCCCGTTGGTGAGGCGGTTGAATTCCTCGTCTGTACTTCCTGTCCGGCGTGTAATGCGTACCTCTGCGCCCGACTGGGGGTCTACGAAGCTGCCCCAGACGACCTCAGGGGCCTCGCCGTGAGCGTTCTGTGCCAACTGTTCTACGCGCTGGGCCAGGGTGTTGATTTGCTGCCACAGGGCTTCTAGTGTGATAGCGCTGTACCCCTCGTTTTGCTCAGTCATCTTTCCCCTCCATGATAACAGCCTCGATGTCGTCCATTACCCCCACCCAGTCGTAGCGCAAGTCGAAAGTGACGCGCCACGAGTGCCCCTGGTATATTGGCACAATGCTGGCCACGCCCCCCAAGGCGCGGATCTGCTCAACGAACTCCTCGTCGCACCACAGAGCACACTCGCCCTTGTCTGTGTCTGCATCATCCCACGCGAACTGCATTTGTCTCTTTGTCATCTTCCTCATCCTCCTTTTCGGTTGCGGGCACGAAGCAGGACGCATCGGGCCCAGATTCTCCGAGGGCACAGTAGTCGTCCTCGGGATCAATCACGTTCCACAAACAGTCTTCGCACTCAATTTCTCTGTCACGCTCTGTTCTCATATTGCCTCCCTGTTCAATCGATTGTACAACTGTTCAGTTCCGTTTCCATTATACCACATGCCGCCCTGTTTGTCAAGTCCTCAGTCTGCCACTTCGCCTTCAGCATCAGCGGCTTTCTTCTTTAGCCACCACCGCTTAACCGCCGCGCTTATATTGCGCTTGTGCTCTTCGGTGAACGGCTGGAGCTTCTTGCCCAGTTTAGCCTTACTTATATTCTGCTTGTGCTCCTCAGTAAATGGCAAGCGCTTCTTGCCCTTCAAGGCCGTGCGTCGTTTTTGCTTGGCCTCTTCAGTATGGTGCTTCCCCCAACTGGGGTTGAGTTCGCCTAGGTGGGCTATGCTCTGCTTGAGTTTAGTCTGTTCGCTATGTTTGCTACCTATGTGGCTTATGCTCATCCTGCGCTTCGTCTCTTCTGCCATGGGCCCCGCCGTCCCCGCTGTAATGGCAACGTTGTAGCAAGTCTTGTTGGCGTGATGTATGTCAAGCCACGCCTGTTCAGCCGCCAAACGCTCATCTGGGTCTTCAATCACTTCAAGCACGCTAAATTCAAACACGTCCTCACCATACTTGTTCCACGCATTCTGTAGATGCGCACAGTGATGTCTGTCGTTGCGAAGCATCCAGAGGTGTGCCATCCACCGTTGCTCAATGTCCCCAGAACTCCCCCCATACGCCATCCCATCCAACCTGTTCTTAATCTCATAAGTACCCTTTGTCATTTTCTGCATCCCCTGTTGATACAGAAAACCCCTACGCACGCGATGCAGTCAGCCTGTCTGTGTGCCAGAGTCGGAAGAGAGCCGTCGCACGTAGGGGTTATTCTACGATTGTTATATTGAGCCTTCTGCAGAAAGAAAGCCCTTTTCCAATTCTGGCACTTTTGCATTATACCACAGAACCGTAAAAAAGTCAAATCCAGGAGGTCAAGTGTGCAATCCTGCTATTCCTCCATTCAACTGCCTGTACTGGTCTTGGGCGGATGCCGGGTGTCCAGGCCGACACCCGCCGCAAGAAGGAGGAAAACAATAAAACCTAATACATATAACTCTTGTCTATCCTCGATGCACTCCAGCCAACGCAGCCATCGCTGCAGAAGGGGTAGAGGCGTACTTTGTGCTGTTTGACGAGCCTGTTGGCAAGCAACGCCAGGCTGTATGCCCTGTGGGCGCTAATTTCCCGCATCCGCCCCTTGCCGTTGGCCCGATAGACACATGCACGATAGGCGGGATTGGCATGATCAGAATACCAAACATAGAGACTTGTAATCATCTTAGAACTCCTCAACGCTTTGACAGATCATACACACTGCATAGGCAACGTAGCTGCCTGGCTTTGCCCACGGCTCATATCTCATCTGGCTCCCGCATCTCTTGCACGACATGCGATCTACTACATCCGAGTCAATCTCCTCTGCTCGGCGTGACGGGGCCACGTTCTTGTATCCATCATCAGTCATTCGCAAATATCTACTCGTCATCTGGCCCCTCCTCTTCTGGCATCCAATCCTTGCAGTCGCGATCAGTATCGCTAGCCTTAATGTAGCCATAGAATGGGCAGTAGACAGGCATCCTCTTTGCAAAGTAGCGAAGCGTAGGTGGTACGTTGGTGCTTCGGGCCCAGGCGCAATTGTGGCAATCTTGCACGTTAAACTTGCCTAGCATGTTCCCTCCTCGTGGTAGAACACTGGATTCCCGCACGCGTCCATAAGGTTTCTATCCACCACCTGCAATCTTCTAGTTCGTGCTCCTCTGTTACAAGGTCGGAAAGGCAGCACTCGTATACCGCCTCCTCTGGGGCCTGGCCCAAGTGTGCCGCCCCTGACGTTGCGGGGTGATAGTCTGCAAATGCACAGGTTGAGCAGTCGTGTGGGGCGTCCGCCTTGTTGGGCCTGTACTCCTGGCCACATGTCACGCAGCGCATCCAGCCGTCCGCGTTGTGAATCCGGATTATCCAATGGGCCTTGCTCTCCCCGCATCGTGGACATTCCATGCCAACAGGAACGTTCATATTCTTTCTCCTCTCTTGGAAATGTCTTGCAGTATCGGCGCAATCTGGTCAACCCTGTCTACCAGCGCTATAACAGCGTAGGTCCATATCCCATACGCAATGCAAGCACCAGGCTCATCCTCTGGGGCAACGTTGTTGGTTGTTCTGTCTACCCCCTTTGCCTCTTCAAGATAATCTTTTTCAAGCACCATGACTACTCTCCTCTCTTGGTTTAGGCCCCCATGGAGCGCCAGCAGGGGGCCATGGATAGTGAAGCTCTGTTCAGGCTTTCGTTATAATCCGCCCCCTGTACCGGGTGGCGTAGCGCCCTCATTGGTGCCATTACGGCACAAACAATGTCTCAGTCGGTCGCCTCAACGGCAAGGGCTAATCCCAGTGCCGAAACGGCATAGTATGCTTTTAGCGCAGGGGCTGCGGCCTCTGTAAAGATTCGTTTTGCCCTAGCAAGGGCTTGCCATGCTGGATGGTTGGCCTTGACTTTTTCAGGCATGTATCGCAGCCGCCAACGGGTTTCCTCTGTTGTGTCTGCTGCTCTAAGATAAGCCTTGCGCTCCGCAGCCGTAGCCTCTTCATATACTGCCCAAGCGGCAGCATCAGCCGCCAAGTAGATTTTGAGCGCCCCGTGGGCCAGAAAGTGCATAGCAAACCAACGGGTATTTAGCCCCAGTTCCTTTGCCCGCCTCGCGCTGGCCTCAGCGATCTTCACGCCATTGGGCCATTCAGCCTCAAACTTCTCCGCCTGAGACTCGCAAGCGCCCTTCTCCCGCAACATCTCTGCTGTAACTTTCATATTACCCTCCAGTCTTTGCACAAAGACTTACATTTTGAGAATGATGATCGCGAGCAGGCACACGACGGCCATCTGCCAAACACTAGTTGCAAAGGCTTGTCCTTCCTCGCGATCTGGCTTATCAGCCAATAGACTCGCCAGCGCTAGTATGACGAAGAGAACAACGAGTATACATGTAGCATTTGCTAGATTGTTAACCATCGTCCCCTGCCTTCCTCAATTGCCTACACTCTTCAGCGTGGCCTGCTTCTGCCTCATCCCACGTAGAGTAGCGGCGTACTACTCCAGTCTCCCCGTCCTTGAATACAGCAGTCTCAAAGACAACAGGGGGGAGCTTGGGGCAAATGCAATTTAGCCCCGTGAAGATAGTTGAGACTACTACCCCGCCGGCAAGGGTAGTCTGGGCAACACGGCTGTTTGGTACGCTGCATTGCCTGGCCCACACCAGGATGTCTGTTGCCTTGATGGGTATACCCTCATCATCTACGAAGTAGTAACGGTTGTCAAGCATATCGCTTCTCCTTGTTTATATTATACCACATTATGGAGCGCTTGTCAAGTCTTTGTGCAAAGACTCATGCATCGCTGAGTAGGGCTAGTGCCAACAGCCTCTGCGCCTCATAAAAGTGGAAAAGCCTAAACCACCCCTGTCGAATATCATATCCGCATGCCCCAGCTAGGGCCGCCGCGTGTTCAACGCGTGCTTTGTCATCAAGCACCGCTTCTATCATAGCTATGCGCTCGGTGGCCTCGTTCAGCATCTTTTTGATGCCTGCCTCGGTGAACCCGTTTTGCCTCATGTCAGCCTCCAATCGATTGTACTAGCGCCCCCCGACCAGCGCGTGTAGCAGCAGCCAAACGCCCATAAGCAACAACGCAACGATTGCCAGTTCCATGTTAGTCTTCACCCCCTCCCTCGGCGGCGGCGACAGCATCTTGCGCCGCTCGAATGGTATGAAAGTCTCTGGGGCGGAAGCCGTCGAGGCTTACTACTGTCTCCGCCTCTTCCAGCAATGCTTTGAGTGCTGCCAACGTACCCTCTGCGCCAGCAAACAGCAGCGCCCAGCGAAAGGCGTTGCTAGACGATACTACTGCAACCATATCCCCTTGCTCTACAAGGGAAATTGTAATGTCGTCAACCCGCTGTATGATCACAACTGCCCCCATACATCTCGTTATGCTCCGTGCCAGGTTCCTGACAACACTGTCGTGGCTGTGATTGCCTATTTCTGCCACTACCATAAGTATTGCGGGCAGATTCCAACCAGCCTCAAGGTGTTCTGTTGTGACACCTGCGCAGAAGTTGGCGCAGGCCGCGGTACGGCGATTCTCTAGTTCCTTTAGTTTGTCTGTCATTTCTGCTCCTTTACTTGTCTAGCATAGGCATCACGGCGGTGGCCCAGGCCCCCATCTCGAATACCATAGGGCTAAAATCAGTGCCATATCGCAGAGTCCAGTTTCCCTTCTTGCGTTTGAGTAAATCATTGACCCGCGTTATGTCAAAGTGAATGGTGAGCGGTTCGCCCGTAACTACCGCTTCAACAGAGCGTGCCATACTGGCTCCGTCCTCACCCTTGGCGCTGATGTGTAGGCCCGCGTCGCTAAATATCCAGGCGGACTTGAGGTAATCGCGGCCCGCCAGGGACAGCAATGGCTTGATTGCTTTGCCCAGATTGGTAACAACTGCGCTGCCCGTAAACGCCGCAGGCCAAATATCCTGCCATTTGGGAAATGGGGACATATTGTACAGCATAGCTACGGCCTGCGCCCCTGATGCGAAACTGAACATGGCCTGCCGGGGCTCGCCCTCTTTGTCCAACACTATGCCCAGCGTCACGTCCTCGTTCGCTGACGAGGCCAATCCCGCGATAGCCTTCCATGCTTTGGCGGGGACTAGCAGCGTAGCTTCATCGTCGATAGCCGCGTAGTCGCCGTTTGCCTGGACGCCTAGCTTCGATAGCATATAGCCGTCGGAAGCAATGAATAGCGCACCCTCTTTTGTCAACTCTACACATACCTGCATCAGCACAGGCCGAGATTCGTCTGTTAGTGCGGACGGTGCGACCAACGTTGCAACGCGCTTCAAGACACCTGCTCCCATCACGGCCATAATCTTGTCCGCTTTGCGCGGGGTAATGGGGAACTCGTCTCTGTCAATCCCCGGCAGTCTGGCTGTGGTCCCTGTGCCAGTGATGACAAGATGGTCATTGTCACTGGCGAAGTCTAACGTTGGGCAGTCCAATGCGCCCGCGATTTTGGCCAGCACCTTGTGCTCTACCGTGATGCCCGCAAATTCGCCTGCGTGGGCTACGGGAATGCGGCAGAAGATTTCAAGGTTGCTTGCCTCTATCCAGAGGCGCCCGTCGCCAGTATAGAGGGCTACGTTATTCAGAATGGGCAACGTAGAATACCGTGAGATGAATGGTTTGGACTGGCCCAATGCGCGTTTTAAGTCTTTCGTGTTCACTTTACACCCCCGTTGTGCTCTGCCCATCCGCAGTTGCAATCATCGATAGGGTAGTACTCATGCAGCAGAGCAAGGCGTTCCTCTGCCGAACCGCCATCGAACCCCTCTTGCGTCGTGGTTGCGTGGGGATCAAAGTACTCCCCCCACAGGTCAAAATTGTTGGCTATCTCAATACATGTTGGCCTCTTCATCTTGTCTCCTCCTTGGTGTATTGTACTCTTGTGTCTCGGACGTTGGGGTTGTCAGCCCCCCGGTAACGATGGTCTCCAATCGATTGTACTAACTACGCTGCTGCATGTCGCGGCAAAGCGGGCAGTTCTCATTCTCGCCCCAATGCCCTAAAGTAGCCATGTAATAATGGTCTATGGCCTCGTGTAACTCAGCTACGTTCTGCGCGAATATGCTCTTCCCGCGCTTGCCTGACCCCGGATTGCTAAGTTTGATCTTGTAGCCATTCGCTTGGTTACTGATTTTCAACATTGCAGCCTCCTTTCTATTATGACATACCCGTTACGGATTGTCAACCCTGCGTGCTAGTTCTGCATCAATCGCGGCGAGGGATGTCTGCTCAATCTCAATCACCGTTTGAACAGCATATCCGCTAGGATATATTACCTCTCCCGCTGCGAGATTGGCTTGATGATGCCCCAAGCCTACTTCTCTCCAATGCTTCATCGCGCGTAGTCTCTTAGTGGTTTTCTCGGCTAGGTCATCAACTGTCCAGGGAATCCTTTCCATGCCTCTCCTCCTTTCGGCGTTTCAGTTCCTCGTCAATCTTGACAACAATTGCCACGTTGACATCCAGTCGCTTCTGTGTATTTTCTCCACTGTATGTGCCAATCCCTAGCGCTATGGCATTTAAGCATAAAAGCGCATCTTCCTCGCTTGCTCTTTTGTCTGCGCGCAGTTCGTCTAGCGGAATCTTTGTGATGTCGGTCATGTCCCTCTCCCTATATCACACAGATAGTCCCCTGCCTCAAATGCCTCATCCTCGGCGCAGGCGGTGCAGCCCTCTCTGCGGTGGTCTTCGTAGCACAGGCCACACAGGTTAAGACCACACCGCGTGAGCTGCATCTCTTCTTCTTCGTACTTCTCTCCGCACTGGTCGCATATCATAGCAGCCCTCTGGTTACAATCGATTGGAGTCTTTGCGCAAAGACTCGTTACCGCCGCTTAGTATCTAGTCGCCTTGCGATCTGCGAGAACACCCTGTTTTGCTCCTCGGTATCCCACGCAGAACCGTATTGGTACGGTTCAAGTTCCCCAAAAGAAAAGCCCAGCTCCGAAAAGAGCCTCTGGTACAGATGCTCAGCAGGGGCGCGCAGGCGTGTTCTCAACGTCGCGTCGGACAACACCGCGACAACCTCTGCTTTTGTGGCAAAGTCAACGTCCCCGCCACTGGCAACCCTGTCCAGCAACTCGGCGCAATGGGCCTGATACAGGGTCACGGCCTTGCCCGTCAACACCACTGGCCGTTGCAGTGACCGAAAGGTGTTCCAGATGGCGTCAGCCTGTTCTGGATGCCTGGTCTGGGCCTTCTTAATCTCTCCCTCAGCGATGGACATATCGCCGAAGATTGCCCCCAGCCCACCAAGCCCTACCTCATTCAGCAGTTTACTCGCGTTCATTGTAGCCTCCTTGTAGTCTCTGTATCCATTATGACACATCGCGGCCTGTTTGTCAAGACAGATAACCCCTCACACAATGGATGACCATTTCTGCCGAGTCGCCAATTGCCAAGTCGATGGCCATCCGCGCATTCTCGTAGTCTTGGCAGTGCGAGGCGACCGACATATGGGCCAGCTCGTGTACTGCCAACGACATGAATGCAAACGGTGATAGCCTTCTCTGACTGGGGTTGATGCATACTGCGTGCTGGCCTCTCCACGTGGTATGGCAGCCCGCTACCGCATCGTCACAGACCAATCCTACCAACGGCCTGCTTATCTTGGTCACATTGCAAATTAGCCCGATGGTGTGCTGCCACGCTTCCAGCGTAGACTTCAGCATCGGCCTGAAGTTGCCTTTCGGCGTGGTCATCTTGGTATTCTTAGCATCTACCATCAGGAACGACCTGCGCCACAGGGCCGGGCCTACCTCGTCCACCACGTCTAGGCTGCCCATCTCGGCATGGGTTGTGCTGTTGCCCCCTGTTGTTGGTACTATTGCACACGTCGGGCCAGCACCTGCCGCTGGCATGGTAAACGTAGCAACATTCCCGTACAGCCTGACTGTCTTTGGCTTAGACCGACGCTCCAGCCTCTCTGGCTGTTTTGCAATCGATTGGACATCTGCCATGACCATTCGTCGTACATCGTTGGCCAGGTAATTCCTGTTTTCGGTCAGTGTCTCGGTCGAACTGCCCTCCAACTCCAAGTAGAAGACGAATGGGCACTCCCCACCGATCCACGATGTGCAGGTAAAGAGTCCATTGCTGCGGACATACATCTGGCCTCGCTCCTCGTTGGGGCGCAGCCTATTTTTCACCACATACAGCTTGCCAAACTCGTACTCCTTGACAAGCTGGCTATCGCGCAACTTGCGGCCCTTGGGCATCTTCTCTCCGCCCTGGTAGATAGAGATGCTAACGTTGGATAACAGGCTGAGCCCCTCGATTTTGCCCCGCATCCATCCCCATTTGCGTTCAGGCGACCTTGCCTCAATGGAGAACCCGCGTGTAATCCCGCCTGGCTTACTGACGATGTTGCCCGCGCCGTGGCCAGTGGTAGTGAAGCCTTGCCCGCGTATAGCCCACTCATCATGTGCCAGGGCCAGCACCTCTTTTGCTGCCCCAAATACGCCCGTAAACCCACCGTCTGCCTTAGATGTGCCTCCCAGGTGCAGGAATCTCTTTCTTGCCTCTTCCAACGTCATACCGCATCCGTTGTCTTGGGCGCGATACCCATTGCCCAGAACTGTGAAGTCAACGCGGGTTGCTCCCGCGTCTGCACTGTTCTGGACCACCTCGCGGGCGATTGCAAATAGCACATCGCCGTACTGATTTTTTACCCGTCTTTTAAAGTGGTCCTGCGGCAGGACAAGCCGCTCATTCATTGTAGCCTCCTCCTTGTGCGTTATCCCAAAGTGTCCCAAACGTCTGTATCTATTATGACACGTTCAGCCCTGCTTGTCAAGGCTTTGCAACAAAGCCCCTAATCGTCCAACAGTCGGGCTGCCAACTTCTGCACCTCGCCCCAGTGCAGTTCTAGGTTAGCAACCGCAACGTCAAATGGGATGAACAGGTCTTCCATGGCTACGCCAAAGTCAAGCAGGTCGGCGACATCAGTAAACAAAGCGCCCAGCCGCACGTAGCCTGGAAGCGCGTTGACCTTGGCCTCCTCGTGCACTGCCCATGCTGCGAACCCTGCCAACTTGACTAACAAGAAATCCTCCCAGCGGGCAAACCCATCAGGGAAGCGGCAACGGGACAGAGACACCTCAATTGGCCCCTCATAACCGCATACTTTCCTGGCCATCACTGCGTGGCCTGCTTCATGCAACGCGGCGTAATACATCTTGTCGTTCACGTTGGGCCTCCAATCGATTGAACTGTTTTCGCGTGTTAGTCTACCCAAGCCCTGCGCCAGCTCCCTGTATCCCAAACCCAGTCATAGGGCATACCCTGCCGCTTGCCCTTGCGTGGTTTCTTGACGGGCCGGGTTTCTGTAACCCGCTTCCACTCGCTGGTATCCATCCGCCAGGGTCTGTTATCAATCCAGATCACAGCGATGTTGCCAGTAAACTCCACCGCCCTACCCATCAACCCCGTCCATCGGTCGGCGTCAATGGTGCTGATGCTGGTCTCGCAGGTCTCAGAGGGCGTGTGGTAGTCCTTGCCCCAGCCTAACGTGATTGCTAGTTTTCCGTCTCTCTCGCATGTTGTCCACGCCATCTCAATCCCTCCAATCGATTGTACTCAAACCCACTTTGTGAAACTGCCGTATTCGTCCAACAGCGTCACCAGTTTCGGCGCGTGGTCGAATACTGCTACCGACATAACGTGGTTTCCTTCCTCTGTCTTGATAACCACGCCAGACCGGCCCGGATGCGCATCGATAACTCGCGCAACCCGCGTTTTGACGACTTTCTTTTCAATCGCCCCTGTATAGTCTACTACCCAACAAACATCTCCCTGTTTCACGATGCCCTCCACTCTGCCACAGTCTCGCCAGTTAGATAGTCGCCTGCAATGGCAACCACCCTCCGCCAGTTGCGCTTGCCAGCAATCGCGACGGCATTGTCGAAGCACTGCTTTATCGTCCGCCTGCTCCCAGCGTGTGCCCACGCCCGACAGCCATAGCTGCCATCGTTCTTCCAGACGAGCACCCTGTAATTCGCAATGTTCACGTCAATGCCTCCAATCGATTGTAGCCTGCCCCTATGACCGAAACGGCCACATTGTCTACCATCCCAGTAGAGTATGCCTTGTGACAAAGAAGCATACCGGACGGGTACGTTTATGTTCTGTTAAGTCTACTGTGTTTGTCGGGTATCTACAATGTGTCTACGCAACGGAATATTTTTCATCGGCTGCAACATATTCCGCGAAGCTGCACACCTTGCCACGTCCCACCCACCATGGCTGCCACCCCATGATGTTAGTCGCCCGTCTTCCAACGGACCTAGCCCGCTCACGGCACAAGGCCAGTGAGGCGCGCCAAGGTGTGCAGCTTGCCCTCTGCCACTGGCCTCCACCAGTGACAGAAGGCTGAGGGGATCACTTACGATAGACTGTTAGATTTACAGAGACCCCGTTGATCTTCTTGGCGCCGCCTGTCGTGGCAACAACCATTGTCTTGCCCGATGCTGATGGGCGGACGTCCACCTGTTCCTCGTCCAGGTTCACGGTGATAGTCATCGTGGTTCCCTGAACACTCACCTGCGCGTTGTCGTAACGGCTGATCTTCATCGTATCTTCTCCTTGTTCAATCGATTGTGCCGCGCCATCTGCGCAGCCCACTGCCCACCTCCCGATGGGCAAGAGGCTGATCAGACGCTACTCCTGCCACAGACTCTCGTCTCGAATGACCTCACCTGTCAGGACGTCCGTCGCAACCAAGTACGTGCCTGATTGCCCAATGACCTGCTGTAAGTGGAACAGGTCTCCGTCTAGCACCTCGATCCAGAACCCTGCCTCTCCGGCGGGCGCCTCCTCGTAGTGTTCAAGGTAAAACTTGGCAAACTCGTTGTAGGTCATCGTATCCTCTCCAATCGATTGGCCTGTCTCTGCGACAAGCGTATTTGACCCCTCCCGCCGTTGGTGGTGCAATTTAGCTAACCACCCCACAAGCGTGCCGCAGCAGGCCGCGGCAGGAGGGGCCTGACCCCATTATGACGTATGGGGCCTGTGTTGTCAAGGGCCTCCCCTTGCGCCGCGAGCCGTAGCCCCGGCGTCGCGAGAGGGCCTGACTACATGATGACCGATGGGGCCTGTTCCCCTGACGGATTTGGGCCTGTTCCTGTGGCCTGTTTCTGCTATGCGTTTCGTAGTGCGCGGTTGATTGCGAATGCCGGCTTGAGGCGGCTGTCGAACCAGTTACGATACTGGCAATCGGGCAGGTCGTAGATACTCAGTCCGCGGTACTTCCACAGGATGCGGTCTAGGGCAGCCATCCATTCTTCGAAAGTCGGGTTGGCGTCCGCTCTCATTCGGCGCGAGGCGCCCTTCTTGATCTTGAGATACGGTTTCATATCAATTCTCCTTGGCCCCACCATAGCAGACGGGGCTGATGTTGTCAATGTCGGCGTTCAATCGATTGGATGCTACAGGCTGCTGTAAACCCACCACGTGTCACACTGCGTATGCCACGTGACAACAAGCTTGTCCTTCCAATAACCGGCGGCGCACTTCTCAGAGTCTTCGAATATGTTGCTGTCGCTGTCGTCTGCGAACACGTCAACAGACTGGTTTGGGACGGATCCGGAGTTCTGCGAATCAGTCCAAGACCACTTGATGGTTTGGCCAGGTTTTGTAAACAGAGTTGCTGGACGTCCTAGCACTTGCTCGTTGTATGGTTTCACGTTATCCTCCAATCGATTGGACTAGATGAGCGGCAGGAAAAGATTGACTCGCCGTGTGGATTCAACCCAGTCGTAGAAAACCCTTCCGTTTTCAAACAGGAAGTTTTGATTGTAGACCGTGCCGTCACCGGCGCAATCTACTGTCAAATCGTAGTATTGCCATAGTGGCCCGTCATAATACTCGTTAGCAAACGTGCCAACGAAATCGGGCGGACCCAGCAAAGCGATTAACTCGCCCTGGGTAAGTTGTGGCCCCACTACTTGATCCCAAATCTCAATGGGGCACCACCCGCTCGCGAACACAACTACCAACAACAGGATTGCCAGAATGACAGACTTTCGTTTCATTGCCGTACTCCTTTCGCCCCGCGGTTCACTACCGCGGGGCTTCAATCGATTGGACTAGTCGTACTCGCTGCACTCCAGTGGCACCATGCCGTTGGAAGCGCACTGCTGGCGATACGGTGCCCAGTTGCAGATACAATTGGAATAGCCGTCGCACTCAATGTACAGACAGTGAATGCCCAGGTGATCCCGCATAGATGTCCATAGCTGGATCAATGCGTCCGGCGCGATGTCGAAGATGTCAACTTTGGCGCCGGTCTCGATAAAGCATTCGCCGGTTTCCCGGCGCTGCGCGACACTCTGCATTGGGAACACATTGCAGAGAATGTTGCGGTTGAGAAGCAGTTGCATCATCTTCTCGTGGTCAAAGTGCTCTGTGGACGTGTAGAGCGTGGTGTACATCGTTTCCCCCTTGTGCAATCGATTGGACTTGTCGGTTGCTGCTGCGGTTGCTGCTTCATCTGTATACATTATAGCACATCTTGACGTCATTGTCAAGGGTGGGGGATTCTGTGACGTTACAGGATACGTGTGGTCGTGGTCGTGTGTGTGTGCGAGGTCGTGAGCATATGCTCCTGCGAGGTCGTGGCCAGGTGGTCTGCGAGGTCGTGGACGTGTGGTATGCGACGTTTCAGTATACACGTGGGCTTAGGTGTAGGCTTAGGCTTAGGTGTAGATTGTAGACGCGAAGAAGCCCTACCACGTTGAATCTGTGGTAGGGTTTCTGTGTTCGTGCTAGACTATGCGGTTTGTCCAGCCTTGATGGCGTCCCTGACGTCCTGGACGTTCACACGTCCGCCGGCCAGGCTACCGGTCACATCGTCCAAATCCACGTTATGCTTCGTGGCCATAATCATAGCCGCGCGCGTGGCATTCGGTTGATCCGGTTCAGCTTCGGTTTCCGGTTCGGTTTCCACATCGCCGGCCAGGCTTTTGACCAGGATTGTCAATCGGGCGATTTCGTCATTGTTAGCACTGGCGCGGACGTCAATTGCCTTGACGCTACTCATCAAGCGTGTGCGCTCCTGCGCTAGCACACGTTGTACAGACAATGCGGCGCGTAGCTCGTCTGATGGAGACGCCGGCGCTGGAGCTTCTGCTGGAGCGTTCTCCTTCGTTCTGATTTCTACAGCTTTACGTCGTAGCACGTTAGCGGATTTGCAAACCGTGCCATCAGCAACGAGTGCGTAGTCCGTCAGTTCTTTTCTTGCGCCGGTACCGTATTTCGTCCCCAGCGACAACGCGTTTCCAGCCGCTTCAAGCGGCATGGCATGATCCTGGACTAGCAGACGGATTTCTTTGTCTGCCCACACACGCATGAGCAAATACGCGTATGACGGTTTAATTGAAAACTGATCCTGGACCCATTCGGAAAACTTGACGTCTATTCCGTCAAGCATCTTGTTGTCCACAACTATGGACAATAGCATACCGACTTTCAGACGTGCTAACGTGGATACGTTCCACGTTTCATGGATCAAGCTTTCGTATTCGGCCAGGGTCTTGCCGTTCACTTCCACCGCGTACCCAGCGAGTATTTCCTCTTGCGTCTTCGCGGTCTTCTCATTCTCACCGATTTCCGTCACGTCTGCCGTGCTATTAGCAGTCGTGTCTTGATTCTTGCTGGACATTGTATCCCTCCCAGGATATATCTAGTCGTACATTATAGTGTACCATATGATACACTGTAACCATTATGATGCATCTGGACCACGTTGTCAATAGGCAATTCGCTAACACAAGACATAACAAGCTGAGAGTATCGCGCATAACTATGGCGTGAGTACAATCGATTGTACACGTAGTGTAGAACACATGTTCAGCTTACATATCATATATAGTCTGAATGTGCATCGCAATGCATATAGCACACGCCGGGCCAGCGTGCAGGGGCGCGCGCGGGTAGACATAACACCCCCCACCCCAACATTATGTCCAGTTTACATAAGTCGCTGTTCTACCTGTTCCCAGACCAGATTCCCGTTTTGGGCCTTCTTTGTCCTTATTGCCTGTCGCTCTGTGCTGTCGGCTCGTTGCGTTGCCCCTGGGAGCGTGGAGCGGAACGCCTGTGCCTGACACTGTGGCCTGTTTTGGTGTTGGTAGTTGCACTTTTGTTCCGTTCCATTTTGCGGGATTTGGTGCAAATGCGATATTTTGCTAGTTGAAATTTCAGTTTTCTGGCATTATTTGCTCTCTTTTGGCGTTGATTCGGGTTTCTTGTCGCGGTATCCGTTCCGTTCCGCTTTTGTGCGTTCTGCCATTTGCGCGTTTCTGCGACGTGTGGTAAAATGGTGGTACAATATCACATATAGGAGGTAGTTTGATGGACATTGACATGACGTATGAAGAGGGGCGAGTTTGCAGGGGCGTAGCAAAAGAGTTGTTTGTACGTGGGCAACTGGGGGAGCCAACGGCGTCGGCACTCATAAAAGAAGCGTTGGCGCGGTACTTGGATGTACTGGGGGTAGGGCGGGACGTATTCAAATCAGGGGCTCGCGACTGCCCCGTGAGCAGCTGGCCAACCTATTTCGCGATGCCACCACGGGACTAGGACACATCACAGGAATACATAGACATGGTGAACAAGATGCCGTCGCGGGTTACGAGACCACTATTGGGGGCAACATGAAGAACCAGGTATGGATCATAGGTGCACTGTTGGTTTACGGAACAGTCAGTTGGCTGCTTGGTGTAGCGGGGCGCACTGCGTCGCTGTTGGGTGAGGGTGCGTCTGCCGGAACGGCCCTAACGATTTTTCTTATGGTGTTTATCAGCTTTATCATCTTTGCATACATTGCTTGGGCACAGGCCGGTTTTGACTAGGTAGCGACATGATATATCTTCTATTCGCCGGAGAGGACTATCGTTCCTATGGGGGCATATGGGACCTCAAAGCATTTTTCGGGACAATGGAGGAGGCCCGCGCGGCTGGTTCTCAAGAGCTTAGTGAGTGGGGTGGTTATTGGGCACACATTGTCACTGTGGGGGACGGTGTGTTAAAACTAGCACTTGTAAACTATGGCAAGCTGGGCTGGACCGAGCCTGCGGTCGGCATATCCTGCAACTTGGAGGCGGCATGAAAAAGCCGATGTATCTGCTATTTGTGGGCGAGGGTGATTGGCCTGATGGTGGCAAGTGGGAGCTTACTGGGGCCTTCAAAACGATGGCGGGTGCGCAGGGTGCTGTGGGCGATGAAGACCATATACTCATCATGGGGAGCCAGTCGCTTGAGTTGGCAAGCAGAAACCGTGTTGTGGGCGGATTGATTAATTCCGTCTGGATGGAGGGGGCGACGTGAACGTTCGCGTTACGGCCGGGGAGAGTGATTTCTGCAAGCGCGTATCTGCGACCCTCTTCTTACGGGGGCAGTTGCCGAAGCCTAGCATCTCGGCGTTGGTGAGGGAGGCGTTGAGGGTGTATCTTAATTCTGTATGGATAGAGAGGGATGTCTTTGTGACAAAGCCTGGCGCGATTGCGGTTACTGACTGGCCTCAAGACGTGGGGGGAGAACCATGAGCAGATACTTGTTTCGCAAGCCCACTATTGGGCAACAGATGGATATAATCGTTGCTGCTGTAAAAGGGGATATGCCTGCATTGACCCGCCTGCTCGACGACTTGGCAGTGGTTGATGTGTTGAGTTTGCCGTTTACTGAACTGGCAACAGTCGCTAAAGACTATGCTGCGGCTATGCAGGCATGGGACGAGGAAGACAGTTTGCCTGCTGGCATAGCGGATTTCTTGGAGGGGTTGCTGGAGGAAGAAGATGAGTAATCGCTTTCCACTTGAGGACAACGGCATTCGTTGGGTAGTAATAATGGACGAAAAGGAACCCCCCGCCAGGGGATACCCTACAGGGCAGTATCCTCTGGGGTATTCTATTGAGCCGCTGGGCGAAGATGAGTGGCGGACAGCGCCAGCGGAGGCAGAAGATGAGTAACGATAACAACAAAGGAGGCTTTGTAGCGCCGCCAGATGCGGACATTGAGGATCGGGAGAAGAGCAGCGATACACCAGTCATTGATCTGGGCTTGTCTGATATACCGTGCGAAGTGCGCATGTCGCTTGAACAATACGAAGGCTATCGGGCCTTGGCAACATTGATGCATTCTAGGGTCGTGATCCCAGAGGCCACGCTGCCTGCGCTAGTGGATTTTCTCCTGGCCGAGTGGGGGAAAGCCGTTACAACATATGTGTGCGAAGTTGTCGAGGATTTCTACGCGTTTGCAGAAAGCCTCCTGGGGGAAGAGGATGAGTGACGGCACTGGCTTGGACGACGTATCATGCGAAGTGCGTATGTCACCTGAACAGCACGAACGCTATCAGGCTGTAGCAACGTTGGTATTTGCTAAGGGACTGATAGCAGACGATACGTTGCCTGCCCTTGTTGAGTTTCTTTTGGTTGGGGTCAGTGAGGCTGTGACAGAACACATAGAAGAGATTGTTGAGAATCTCTGTGCCAAGGAAGAAGATGATGAATAGTTATGATGCCAGGGCCAAGTTGTATGACCAGATAAACGCTTTGCTAGACGAGCTCCATAAGCTAGAAGCCACGATTGGCACCGAGATTGTGTTTGATACCGGCGTGTCGAAGTGGGAATTGGTCTATGCGGCTGACAAACACCGCCTTCTTGCGCTGACACTCGAACAATGCGAACGTTACGAGTGGTGCGCTGAACAACTCTTTGCGGCGGGCCTGATACCAGAAGCAACTGTGCCCGCGTTGGCAGCTTATGCCCTGGATAAGATACAGGGGTTGCTTGGGGAGTATATTGCCAGCAGTCTCTTGCGAGGCAACAAGCATACTGTGCGCTTCGCGTCAGAAGGATGGAGAATGGCAACGTATGGACAGGGGGAGGAGAAATGTGTAGCCGAATGATGTTTTGTGCTATTCTCAGGATTTTTGCCATTTTGGTGTTTGCTGTTATTGGCAGCGAGATTCTCTTTGCCGTCAGGGGCGGGCGCGTCTTGCGCGAGATAGCGAATGCGATTGGCGCGGCACTGCTGCTTGTGTGGGGGCTGACAGTAGCAGCTATGTTGGTTTGTGCTCTTCTTGAGTGTAGCAATGTGGCGGGCCAATGCTTGCATTAATTCTGTCTGGCATTGCCTTGGCGGCCTGTATTTTGGGGATACTTGCCATCGCCTTTACTGACGTAATCAGCCATGTTACAGACCGCGTTCTTGTTACGTGCGGGCTATCAATAGCTGTATTGATGGGGCTTGCTATTCTTTGTGTTTTGTGCGGAGATGCTTTTTAAGGCACTGGGCCAGAAATGCTAAAACTAAGAGATTGGGCAAACGCAGACGAAGCGGGCACGCGATTCCCGCCGTCAAAATATGTATGCCCCCAGTGCGGGGGAGATACATTAGAGGACATCTTTCCCCCCAATCGCTGCAGCAGTTTCGATTGGCGCGATCCAGAAACTGGCGCTGTTGAGGCCCATAGCTCTGGGTCTATAAAACACGTTTGCCCTATGTGTAGAATTGCCTTCCGGGTAAATTGGTGGGACATCACAAGGACCACAGCCACTGGAGCGATGGAGCAGAATAAGGGGCATGTTTATATCAGCATGTCGCCGCTCATTAAGCACGGGGGCCAATTACTTACACCCATTGATATAGAAACCGAGAAATACAAGGCAAAACATGGCCATTATCCATAGCCCCCCCCAATTGCCCTAAACCATGCAATAAAGAGGGTGCAATGATAGAAGACAATATTATGCACACAAACATTAGCGACACACCAGCAGGCCGCGAACTAGATTTGCGGATAGCGCGGGAAGTGTTTGGCCTGATTGAACCAGAACGGATTTATAATTGGCAGCGATGCCAGGACGGTACATGGAAGACCTATGGCGTATGGCTTCCCTCTACTTGGCCCCACCACTACTCTACCGACATTGCGGCAGCATGGGAGATAGTGGGAAAGATGCTGAGCGACGGAGTCGAAGTAGTGGTGATAGGGGGGTTTAGCGGCAACCTGTCTGCCTGCATGATGTTTAATGGCTGTCCTGCGAGCTATCCGCCCAGAGACGCGTTTCTGTACTTGGCTAACAAAGATACCTTTACAGCCACGGTTCGCGTTCAGGCAGACACAGTCCCGCTGGCGATCTGTCGGGCAGCGCTTATGGTTGTAGAACAATGTAGGGAGGATAACTGATGTTTATGACGCCAGTCATTGAGGATACACCGGCAGGCCGCAAGATGGATTTGTGGGTAGCGCAGGAAGTGTTTGGGTTCACCAAGGCACCGACTGAGATTGATTGGATACCTGATTATTCTACCAACATTGCATCGGCGTGGCCGATAGTAGAATTCTTTAGGCGCGGTTGGAAGGGGCATGACACAACTAATATAAGAATTGATATATATGACAATGTCTTCCCTACTGCGAATTGCTACGTTGCCATTGTCGCGATTGACATCCCCAATGTGTGCGCTTGGGCAGATACAGTCCCGTTGGCTATTTGCCGCGCCGCGCTTATGGTTGCAGAACGATGCAAGGAGGATGAATGATGACTTACTACAAGTTTATGCAAACTGGGTGCATAGAAACATTCACTGACTGGCAGTGGTACGTAGGCGAATGGATGCTGCCGTATGAGGGCTACCCGATTGAGGGCGAAGGTGACGAAATGCAAATAACCGGGGATTGTTACTGCTTCATTCGTCCACGAGCAGAGGATGTAGTTGCGTGGTTGGATGCTGAACTATACGAGTTCGAGGTTGAACCTGGCGGGGCGATTATTGAATGCCCTTGCGGGTGTGTTACAACAGCAAGTTGCCGTTTAGTCAAGCGGCTAACAACGTGGAACGAACAGGCAATGCGCAACCTCATCTGTGACTACGCTGAACGGGCTGCTTTAGAACATGACAACCTGCGCCCTGTGATGGCCATGGCCAGGCGGCTCGCCAACGGTGAGGCTACACGCAAAGAAGTAGATGCGGTATGGGCTGCGGGCGAAATTAGCAACCGGACACCGGCAGAACTTGTCGTTTGGGACGCGTTCTGGTGGTTGGTATTGGGTGATACATCAAGCTGGAAGACCATCGGGCCTATGGTTCGGCGCGTAGCGCAAGACGCTAGAGGGGTGGCGCCTGATTGGGACGAAGAGTACCAGTGGCAAACGCAACACTTATTGGGGGCGTTGGGGCTGGATGCATAGGGGTGGCGATGAGGAAAGACAAGAACTTCGGTGGCATCAAATGGGCGCTTTTGTTAGCGGCGCTATGCTTGCTGGCAGTGTTGGGATTCTACCTGAGCGCTCTGCCCGAACCGGAATTAAACAAACTGTTAGTAAAATGGTTGAGCATATTCTTGCTCGTCTTGTTCATTTCTGCTGTGCTGGCAATATCTGTGCTGTGGAACAAGGCAAACGGAGAGGCCCGGTACCGCGAAGGAAGCCAAGCTGCTCTACGGTCCCGCATCTTCCCCTCGCCCACGCCGTATCGGGGCTATGCTCCGCCTGTACAGCAATATGGTGACTGGCCCGCACCGCCGCCGCCGGAACAGGGGCCGGTGCTGAAAATGCTGCCGGATGTACTGTTTAGTGATATGGGTGATAAGCCCTCTTAGGAGTAACTATGAGAAAACTGAATCGTTCAGGCTTTCGTGTTTGGTCACGCGAAGACCTGCGAGGAGCCCTTCGGGGCATTGATCAGGCAAACTGTGCCATAGCGTCTGCCATTGACTTGCGCGAGATGCAACTGTATCGCAGGGGTTTTAGAGACGCGCTCATGGCGCTGGCTGAGACATTCGCGATTGATTACATTCCGACGGACCACCCTGTCCGTTCTTTAGAGGAGCGGGTCGCTCGGTGCTTGGCGTTGAATACGGCGAATTAGGGTCTATTGAGGGATGAACAATGACATCCAACAACCTCTTTCAGATGCAAGCAACCCAAATCCAAACCCTGCTGGCGCAGAGGGGTATCAACGCTGTCGTATGGCGCGGTACGCTCGCGCCCCGCTTGTTGCAGTTTGTGCTAACGGTTGGGCCTAAGACCGACCCTAATGCAGTGAAGAGGCTCTCTGAACCCATTGCGATGGCGCTGGGTGTGACTGACGTAGATATATCGCGCCAAGGAGCGACAATACGTATTGACATACCACGACGAGACCCGCAAGCTGTATCTTTTCCTGCGCTCATGGAATACGTTGGGGAACTGCAACCGTACACGGCCCTCATAGGCATGGACGCGGACGCGACAGCACTGGTGTTGCGATTCGACTCTCCCGCGGTTGCCCATGCTCTCATCGCTGGCACGACTGGCTCAGGCAAGAGCAACTTTCTCCGTTCAGTAGCATTAAGCATGGCCCAGAACACATCACCTGATGCGTTACGTATAGCCATTGTAGACATCGGTGAAAAGGGCCTTGGTACGTTAGATGGACTGCCGCATTTGTGGAGGCCCATTGCCACAGAGCCAAACGCTGCTGGCGCTCTTCTTGCCCACGTTGCCCAAGAAATGGAAGTTCGTAGGTCACAGGATCGCATAGATAGCCGCATCGTCCTATTCGTTGATGAGCTGGTAGACATGCTCCGATTCGGTGGCGCAGACATGATTCGCTGTCTTGAGCACATAGTAACGCAGGGGCTCAAACACGGCATACACCTCGTTGCAGCTACACAAAAACCCATGGCGAGCGACGTCGGCAGTATTGCAAAAGCGAACTTTCCGACCCGCGTCCTGTTCCGCGTCATGTCTGGTGACGACGCCCTGGTAGCCGCTGGATGTAGTGGTACGGATGCACACAAACTGCTGGGGTTAGGCGACGGCATACTCATCACGTGTGGGCAAAAGACGCGGTTCCAAGCACCACTGGTGAGCGATCCACGAAAGTCCGTGGAGTCCATATGCAAGAAATATCCCACCAATGGAGGTAATGGGCAGACCATAGACGCTACTGCCTGGCGGGAACAGATGGCGGCGCATTTGCCCGATTATCACCCCCCTGTCAACGGTGGTGGGCGTAGGCGCAAACCTGTGCCAGATGCATTGATTGCATGCATTCTACGTGAACGAGGACGTGGGGATACGATGCCGTCTACGCGTGCAGTCCGCAAGTTGCACAAGAGGATGTATGGCAAGGATATGGCCGGCAGGCGTGTGAAAGAGGCGTTGGCGTTGGCTGAGCGACGGCTGGCATAAGTCTTTGCGCAAAGACTAACGGAGGCAAGGCAATGGGAATATTTGTTGATTGGAAGAAGCAGTTTGATACTGGCGAGACGCAAGACATTGCAATGACATTTGTAGATGGCAGTGGTGCGAAGGCGTTTACAGGGACTTTCCCGCGCCCAGTATACAGTGCCCCCCTTGGCGATTTGTTGCAACGCTATATTAGACATTGCCAGGGTTCGTGGAGGAAGAGGTGGTCGGCAGTATGGAGAGGGGATGAACGGCGTATGCGGGCAGTTCTGAATCAGATTAGCTTGGAATGGGTAGAGTAAAGTCTTTGCGCAAAGACTAATAATGGGGCAACATGATAAATATATCAAGGGAACTTAAACAGGTGATTCGCGACCAAGAGATGATGGAGCCCTGGTTTGCCGGTTGGGAGGACGCGTTCATGGCTCAAGCATCGCGGAAGTTGGACCATGCAATAATGACAGGGGGTAAGAAGATGACAATAACCGACAGAATGAGGGAATATCTATTTACCCAAGGCACATGGCCTGGCTATAATACAGGCGCCTGCATTCTTCAACTGGCAACGTTGGTTGATGAGGCGCTGGCGGACAGGGAGGGGGTGCAGGTTCGCGAGGATAAACCACTGGAGTGTTTAACCCTTTCCCCTGGGGCCTTGGCCAAGCATCTAACAGAATATTTGCTATGTAGCGATTGGGTAGAGATAAATGCCAGCTTGCAGAATGCGCTTCTTGGCATAGCGGACTGGGTTGACACAGTATCAGGTGACGCCGAGAAAATTCTTGCGAAACGAGCATTCATTGAAGGCTATGCTAAACGCTCAGGCCTGACGGTAGAACAACTGCATGAATTAGGCCAATACGCGTATCCCTGTGATTGTGGGGAGGCTGGGTGCAAGGGGTGGCGCATGGATGACCCCAACCGGCTGGGCAACGTGCTGGACAGGGCGCTTGCGGCACAGCACGCGCCTGGCCCTGTACAGGACGAGACCTACTTCCTCATCCGTCGCATCTCTAACGGGGAGACCCACGTTACCCAACACGACAAAGAGGGGTTATTGGAAGCGATACAGCCGCTTCAGTGCGCCAAGACGAGACTCTGGTACTCTGACACTGGCGAGTGGCAGGGCTGTTTCCTGGTCGTCCGTGGCGAGATAGCTGCGCTAGATGCCAAGTACAGCTCGACTTGCCCACAATATGTTGTAGGGTGGGAGATTGAATAACTCTTTGTACAAAGACCTGGGGAGACAATGGCTGACAAGGTTGTAGACACCATAATCTGCGGCGATTGCGTTACGGCAATGCAAGAAATGCCAGAGCGATGTATAGACCTAGTAGTAACGAGCCCGCCGTACCTGAACGCCAGAGAATACTCGCATTGGGAAAACGACACCAAATACTTAGCAGACATGATGAAAACCTGGGTGGCTGCTAAGCGGGTGATGAAACCGGATGGCAGGATTGCCGTAATAGTATGCCAGGGCTATGGTCGTCACCCGTATCTTCCACTGGGATCAGCCATTACAATGCAGTTGGCTGAGTTGTTTCACCTTAGAGGCCATATCATCTGGGCTAAAGACTCGTCTGGGCGAGGGTCTGGGGCTACCAGCTGGGGCTCGTGGATGTCAGCATCTAATCCGTGCCTACGGGATGTCCACGAACTCATCATCGTGGCCTCTAACGAGATGGACGGGAAAGAAACCAAGGGCGAGAGCGACATAGAACGAGACGAGTTCTTGCAGTGGACAAAGAGCGTCTGGCGTGTTCCTGCTGTGTCACCCAACGCGACGAAACACCCCGCCGCTTTCCCTGAAACCATTGCAGAGAGGTTGATAAAACTCTACAGTTACAAAGGAGATGTTGTCCTAGACCCGTTTCTTGGAAGCGGAACCACAGCCGTCGTTGCCAAGGAATTAGGGCGTAGTTACATCGGGATCGAACTGAATCCGGAATACGCGGCGATGTCCGAGAAGAGACTGGCGAAAGTCACCGGCACACAACTGAGATTGTTGGAATAATCTGTGCTACGTAAATGCGTGAAAAGAGCATTATCGTAGCACAAATCAGGATGATTGGAGCAGAAGCATGACATGCATTATTGGCATCGAACAAGAGGGGAAAGTCTGGATGGGCGGCGATTCTGCTGCCGCTGATGGCTGGAATATCCGCCAGGGCATAGGCCGGAAAGTCTTCGTAGTAGGCGATGTTTTGATGGGGTACACTACCAGCTTTCGCATGGGGCAACTGTTGCAGTACGGGCTAACTATGCCGAAGCAAGAATGCGAGGACGGCATGGAGTTTCTGGTTGCCAGCTTCGTGCCCGCGGTTCGCGAGTTGCTAGCGCAGGGTGGGTTTACGACCATTGAGAACAACGTAGAGGTAGGTGGGCAGTTCCTCATGGGGTATGGTGGGAAATTGTATGAGGTAAACGGCGACTTTGCGGTTCTCCGGCGGCGTGACGGTTACGATGCCGTGGGGTGTGGCGCACAGTATGCACTTGGTGCTTTGCGATCTACGGGCCGTTTGGAAGCAGAGGCCAGGATATTCCGCGCCCTAGAAGTAGCGGCATATTTCAGCAACGGTGTCTGTGGCCCGTTCTACGTCGAGTCGCTGTAATTCCCCTACTTGACATATCTGCACACTTGACCTCTCCAATTTGACAAAATCGCGTTTCTGTGGTATAATGCGAAAATCTATAAGTCTATCTTCGCGTCCGCTTTGGAGAATTTGTGACCGATAGCCCCCTTGCCCTAACACCAGAGAAGTTAGAATTGCTCGTGGGCGATGAAACCGCGCCCTGGCACCAGTTGCCTGACGAGCCAGATGATGCATTTGAGGCATTTTTCTTCTGGCGCAGTCTACTCCCCGGCAAGCGCAGCCGTGAAAAGGCGTACAGGCAAATGCTCATGGTGCGCAACCCTGAGCGACTCGCCGCGTACAAAGGACGTGCCGCGGTTCCACGCGACTGGGCGTTTTGGGAAACCGCGTTTGATTGGCCCGCTCGCTCGCGCGCTTTTGACGACCACGTCCGACGCGCTCTCATGGGTGCAGAGGCCGATTATCTGGAAGAGATGCTCACCAGGCACAAGTCTTCTCTCATTGAACTTCAAAAAAAGGGGATGGCACACATCCGCCTCGAGGGCTTCGAGACATCGGCCGCTGCGTTGCGGGCTGTCCACATCAGCATGCAGATGGAGAGAGACTCGGCGGGGCTGCCTGATGTGGCACATTTATTGACCATGACGAGTGAACAACTGAAGGCCGAATACCAGGTTACTATCGCAAAGTTGTCTATGTCCTTTACTGTTGTTGATGATGCCGAATGACGATACTGATCGACTCCGCCTGCTGCGCGACCTCGCGCTGATCGAGGCGATAGCGAAAGAAAAGGGCGTGGCTCTACCAAGCGGCGCCGCGGCTGCCAGGGCGAAAACCCTAGACGCCCTGCGCAGCAAATACGTGGACGATCCTGTCGGGTTTTGCTTACAAGCGCTAGGTGTAGGAGTGCTGACCGACGATATTAAGCGCCTGATGGAATCTGTCAGGGATAACCGCATAACCATTGCCATGAGCGGCAATTCGACAGGAAAGACCTTTGCGGCAGCACACATCTGCGCGTGGTTCTTTACCATGTTCCCTGATTCCAAAGTCTACAGCACTGCGGCCCCGCCAGAGCGCAACTTGAAACAACTGCTTTGGGGCGAAATCGGGGCTGTGAACAACCGGTCGCCCTGGCTCTTTTCTGGCAGCAAGATATTGAACCTGCACATTGAGCGAACAGCAACATCGGCGCAACCCGAACCGTCTTTTCTCACAGGTGTGACCATACCCCAGAGCGGCACAGCGGCACAACGAGAGGCCAAGTTTTCAGGGCGGCATAGTCCCCACTTGCTCTTTGTGGTGGACGAGGGCGACGCAGTCCCTGACGAGGTCTACCGGGGGATTGAGAGCTGCATGAGCGGGTCGCACGATAGATTGCTCGTCATGTTCAATCCCCGTGCCAAGATGGGCGCGGTATATCGAATGATACGAGACGGCAAGGCCAACGTCGTAAAGATTTCAGCTTTGGACCACATCAACGTCGTAACTGGACGAGACATCATTCCAGGCGCAGTATCTCGCGAAACGACCGTAAGGCGCATCAACGAGTGGTCTCGACCGTTGGTAGAAGGTGAAGAGCCGGACAGCAATTGCTTCCAAGTGCCCGATTGCTTGGTGGGTACAACTGCCAAGAGAGACGATGGCGGTACGTATGCACCGTTGGCTGCTGGATGGCGGGCGGTCAAAATACCTGAGCTCGCGTATATGGTATTGGCGAGGTATCCGTCCCAGGAAGAGCAGCAGCTTATTCCACAGGCCGATGTTGATGCTGCGAGAGCGCGCTGGGATGCTTACGTTGCAGTACACGGTGAGAAGCCACCAGAGGGGACGAGTCCTATAATTGGGCTAGACATTGGGGAGCAAGGCCCCGACGCTACAGTCTTGTGCAAGCGTTATGGCGGATGGGTGGCGCGACTCTTGTCGTGGAGGGGCGTCGATACAGGAGAGAGCGCTCTAAGGGCTACCCAGATTTACAAGGACGTCGGGGCACAAGTAGCCTACGTAGACGCGATTGGGATTGGTGCAGGCGTCGCACCTGCTATGCGGAAAGAAGGAGCGCGCGCTCAGGGCGTGAAGGTCAGCGAGAAGCCGACGAAAACCCCGACGCAAAACGAGGCGCGGCTCAAGTTCCGGCGATTACGGGATCAGCTTTATTTCGAGGTGGCAGAGTGGCTCGCTACGGACAAGGGCGCGATGCTGCCGCCCGACGAGCTCTTGTTGGAGGAACTTTTGGCACCGCGGTATGACAACACAGATTTCGGACTCCAGGTAACAAAAAAGCGGGTGTTGCGGGAGAAGCTCAAGCGCTCGCCTGATCGGTTTGAGGCACTGATGCTGACCTTCGCACCGGCACGCAAAGTCCTCATTGACTTTTTCTAGCTGTCCGCTTTTGGAGAAAATATGACTCAGGGCATTTACAAGATTACGCATCGCCAGAGCGGGAAAGCGTATAGAGGAGGTTCAATAAATATTGAGAAGCGTTGGGGGGAGCACCGCCGCGCACTTGGCCATGGGAAGCATCACTGCATTCATCTCCAGCGCGCCTGGAACAAGTATGGTGAAGGCGCGTTTGAGTTCTGTGTCCTGGAAGTAATTGAAGACACCAGCCTGCTCACAGAGATAGAGCAGGAGTATTTGGATGCATTTTGGGGAAATTGCTATAACGTTGCACCTTTCGCCGGCGCGCCGATGCGGGGGCGCACCCTTACAGAAGACCACAAGAGAAAAATAGGCGAGGCCTCGACAGGCAATCAATATTGCCTGGGCTACAAGCATACTGAGGAGTTTTGCCGCAAGCAAAGCGAACGCATGATGGGCAACCAGAACACCCGGGGCTATAAGCATACCCCAGAGTCTAGGCAGAAGATGAGCGATAACAATACGGGTGAGGGCAACCCCATGTGGGGGAAACACCACACTGAAGAAGCCAACCGCAAAAACCGCGAGGCCCACTTAGGCAAGAAGCTCACCGAAGACCACAAACGCAAAATAGGCGATGCCGTTAAGGGCCCTCTTCATCCCATGTGGGGGAAACACCACACCCTCGCGGCCAAGCAAAAGATGAGCGATGCCAAAAGGGGAAACCAATACCACCTGGGCCATAAGCACAGTGACGCAACCAAGCAGAAGATAAGCATAATTAAGCTTGCAAGGCGCGGCGCCCTATTGCAATATTACGCTGGTTTAGCCGCCGCGATTCCCACCAAGCCCGAAATGCGTTACTGCATGCCAGAGATATAGATTAACAGGAGTTTTTCATGGCGACAACACAGATGCGCCACTTTTTGCCCGTTGGTGGCAAGTTCTTGGGGAGCCACATATATGCGGCCAACCTAAGCGTTGAAAACGATACGGTAAGAATGCCAACATTTGACGGCTCGTTTGCCCTAGTTTCTACGGGCGTAACCGCGCACATGGAACTGGAACTTGGCTACAGCGCGGCAACGATGAACCACCTAGAATGCGGTTCGCATATTGGCTACCGCGACATTGGATGGGGGCATGTTTGTCGTTATTGTGGCACGACCTATACAACAGGCGTTTTGACTTGCCCGCAATGTGGCGGTGGAACAGATTTGTTGGACAAGGCTGTAGAGCGCGCTAAGTGGACTGGATGGTTAGTGGGCATTGACCGCACCCTTAACAGCGAGACATGGCCTGCAATAAAGGTTACGTTGCTGCTAGGGCCAGGTTTCTGCTTCACCACGAATGAGGAACGCGTGCCTGATTGGGGTGCAATGTTGGGCGACGTGGGCTTTGTAAGCCAGCCCAAGGCGCGTTTGTGTCCTTGGTGCGGCGCTCTATGCGATTGGAATAGCCACACCTGCAAGTTCTGTGGTGGCAACCGTTTGCCAGAGAAAGAGTTGCAGAATCTTACACGGGAATGTTGGCATTGCGGGGCAACAACTGTTGGGAATTATATCTGCGAGAAGTGCAACGCGACATTGAACTTCAACGAACAATATAGGAAATGCTAAAGTCTGATTACTTAGAGTCAGAAGAAGAGCATTGAGACTATGAGAAAAACATGACAGGGCCTCCCAACACATTAGGGCGGTGGTTACACTATTGGTCTTCCGCGTGGGCATACGCGCGGGCGCCGTTGCACGGCAATACCAGTTCTCAGCGCGTAATTATGAACCTGATGGGGAAGCTGGCCGAGTCGCGGGCCGGGCAAACCGTGGATTCGTCTGACGCTGAACTTATTGCGATTACATCATACGCGGTTTGGACTGCGTTACGTGTCATTGGAAGTGCGGTAGCTCGCCAGGACTCGCGGCCATTTGCGGCCAAACAGGAGGCAGACGGGGAAGTTGTTGCGACGCCAAACCACGCGTTCGACAAACTGCTTCGTATGCCGAACGATATGTTCAGCTACGACTATATCGCGCGATATACTTTGGGCTGGTATCTTCTACGTGGGAACGCACACATTTTTATCTCAACGCCCAAGATAGGCCGTGGCGAGCCGGTGGAACTTTGGCCCCTGCCATCGAACAAAGTGTCTCCATTGCCCAAAACGTTGCACAGGTCGCGGATAACAGGGCGCATTATCATTGATTACGTCATTACCATTGACGGGCAGAAGCACCAGTTGCCTGGCGAGAACGTATTCTGTCTGCGCTTCCCGAATTTCTGGAGCTATTGGGAGGGACTCAGCAGCCTGACAGCAGCGCTTTCGCCTATTAGAACAGACTTGGCCCAGGCAGATTGGGAACAGCAGTTCTATGGCGAAGACAACGCTGTACCGACCGCTATTTTGTCGTTGCCACCTGAAATCTCTGATACTGATTTTGTTGAGGCTAAAGAGGCAATCCACGAGCAATTTGGGCAAGGTCGCGCATCGGCCATCGTTCGTGGTGGAGACCTCTCTGTTGAAATTATCCAACAGTCAATGGAGGAGATGCAACTGCGGCTCAGTCGCGAATTCAACCGTGGACAGATTTACCAGATTTTTGGCATACCAAACGGCTTAGTAACGGGCGAAGTAGCCAGCGAGAATCTGTATGCTGTATTGGCAAGTTTTGCCCAGAACACTACGCAACCCATACTAGACAGCTTTGCTGCCCAGTGGACGCTGGTAATGCGGCAATTCTACGGTGATGATTTCCTGGCCAAGTCGCCGAACGTCATTCCCACTGATAGGGCAATAAGCGTGCAAGAATACGCGCAATATTCCCAGGACAGGACGATAGACGAGAACCGCGCGGTATTGGATTTAAAACCCATAGGCTACGAGGTCTGCAAAATACCCGTCCGCTTGCTGAAGCACTTGGCTGCCCCTGGTGGCGTTGAGGTATTGAGACAAAGAGTTGGCACGCTGACGGGTTCTGAAGCGCCGGAGAGGCTGACGAATCGTCTTGCTGGGGGAGGGGGCGATGATGTGCCCGAAGAACCGGAGGATCAGGGTGATGTCTTATAGGAAGACAAAGCACTTCGTGTAGCTGTACGGGGCGAGTTGAAGAGGTGGCGCAAAGTAGCCCTCGGGGAAATGGAGAGGGGTAAGCTGCCTAATGAGAGAGAATTCGTGGCGGCACTGATACCAGAGATGGTAGTTGTAGACATACTCGCAAAACTGCAAGGGGCCAAAGATACCAATAGCGTAAAAGCTATATTTTCCGAGGCACACAATGCGTTTTCGTAACGTATATTGTGGCATGATACAGGGTGTTTACGAGTTTGAGAACGGGCTGGACGGGTATGCATATACTGGAAGCTCGGGGAACATTGAGCAACGGCAGAAGCAGCATCTTTATACGCTCCGTAATGGGAGACACCATTGCGTAGACTTCCAAGCGGCCTGGGACAAGGACGGCGAGGATATATTTGAGTTCCATATTCTGGAAGTAGTAGAAGACCCTGCTTTGCTTGTTGCAGTAGAACAAAAGTGGATTGACAGGCGCATTGCTGAGGGAAAAAGCTACAATACTGCACAAAATGCCAAATCGTCAATGGCGGGGCGTAAGCATACAGAAAAGTCAAGGCTCAAAATGAGTGCTTCACAGATGGGCAACCAACACTGGTTAGGGCGTAATCACACAGAGGAAAGCAAACAAAAGATAAGCATATCTCTACTGGGCAATCAATATGGCCTAGGCAATCAAAACGGCAAGGGGTACAAGCACACTGGCGAATTTAAGCGCCAGCAGAGCGAGCGTAAGATGGGCAACCAAAACTGTCTAGGCCATATCCTTACTGAAGGCCACAAACAGAAGATAGGCGCATCCCTGACAGGCGAGCTTAACCACAACTGGGGGAAACATCTCACGAAGGGGACAAGGCTCAAAATAGGCGCGGCTATGGCTAAGCCATACCCCGCGTTCATCCACAGGGATACCGGCGAGATTATCCCCGCTGGCGTGAACCTCAAGCGCATGTGTCAAGGGCGCGGGCTTCACAACGGCCACATGGGCAGCGTAAAGAACGGCAAGCTGCCCCACCATAAGGGGTGGATACTGCTTGACGCAGTACAGACACAAGGCGGAACAGAATAGCATAGAATTTGCTAAAGTAAAGGAGAAAGAGCATGGCATGGTGGAATTGGATCATTGAGAACCTCGGTGAGATTTGGCAGGTAGTAGTCGTCCTAGCCGGGCTGGCCATATATCTCGCGAAGAAGCACAAAGATGGCCTACTCGCGGACGTCTGGGTGTGGGTGCGAGAACTCGTCATGGAGTTTGCTGAAGATGCCCTACAGGAAGTTAGCCAAGAGGACGTGTGGGCCATTGCCGGGCCGTTTTGGGATAACTACTTGTCTGAAATTAGATTCCTGCGCTTCTTCATCAACAAGGATAAGTACCTGGCCCTTTGTTGGGAGCAATGGGGACGCTTCGTCGAAACGCTAGACGCGGTCGATATGGCCGTTGCCCAACGGGCGGTCATGGGTAGCCGGGCTTTCACGCTTTAGCATGTGGGAGCGGGCGCTGTTGGTCATAGCGATAATTATTGCCATTTTACTCTCGCTACGCCCGCGGCGCCCGCCACGCTATCATGGCTAACGAAGAAAGAATCCCGTTGACGTGTGCGCACGCTTCAGGGTGTGTTCTTCCCTGCGGTTATTTGCTGCCTGGGGGACGCATCAGCATCACGTCAAGGCATCACGGCCAAAAGCATACGAATATCTTGGGCTTGGCTCATCTGGTGCGCCTAGCTATAGACTTTGGGTTAATGGACGAACGTGCGTTGTCACGGTTGGCGGCGTTGTGTAACATGCATCTATAAGAATAAGAAACCGACTATTCGCGAAATGGTCACATAATACGAATAAGCTGCGCCCCTTGCGCCCATGTGTTTGGACCAACGTGTCCACGATGCATGGGCGCTTTCTCTTTGTACAAAGACTTTTCTGGCTGGACAATAAGGAAGGTAAAGATATGAGTGAAGAAATAATTGATTTGAACAAGGCTGAAAACCTGGACGAGCTGACCTCGCGGATCCGGCAGCAGTTCTACACAGTGAGCGGCGAGGAGGAAGCGTATTGGTCTGGGGCAGAAGGTGTATGGGTAAGAGAAGTGTGGGACGAGCACGTAATCGTGGAAAGAACGAAGAACTTCAAGGTCCCCTTTACCCAGGCTGGTGGGGGAATGACATTCGCTGATGAAGACGAGTGGGTTGAAGTGGAACGCCCAGAAGTCGAACGCGAATGGGTAGAAGTAACGAAGGCTATTCCCGACGCGCCTAGCGTTGGTGAGCATATAGGCGGTGAAGCGATTGAACCAACTGTTGCGGCAAAGGGCGCGCCGAGTAGCAGCGCTGATGTAGTGAAGGCTCAAACCAAGACCGTAATCCCCAAGGGCAACTGCGGCGCCCCTGTTGGATTGGCGATCAAGGCATTAGGCCAACACCGCCTCGGTGCTTACGCTGCTCTTTGGGGTGGGCCAGACCGCAGGGATTTGGTTAAGGAATACTTCACGGACAAAACTGGCGAGATGCTGAATGTATACGATGCCGTGGGCAAGTTGCCACTGTTTTACCACCACGGGGCGGATGAGACAATGAAGGCCAGCGTCGTGGGCCTAGTAGACATCATGCTAGTTGACGACGTGGGCTTGTGGTACGAAGCCGAGATGAAGAAAGGCAATGAGTACCGCGCGGCCATCGCGGCCATGATTGCGGAAGGCAGCCTGCACACGAGTACGGGATGTCTTTCTGGGCATCGAAAGGTTGCGAAAGATGGGTGGCTAGAACAGTGGTGCATCGTAGATGTTTCTATGACGCAAACCCCCATGGAATATCGGATGCTGGAGCGCCCAGTATCAGAATTGAAAGCAGTTTACAAGGCTGCCGGATTGGAGTTCCCAGAGATTGACGATGGCGAAGGCGCTGATGAAGAAGCGCGCCAATGGGAAATCGCTGTGGAACGCGAACGGCTGGCCTTGTTAGACCTAGAAGTAGGAGGATAGTTATGAATCTGCAAGAGAAACTTGCATCTCTCAAGATTGAAGCGCACAAGGCCCTGGAGGACGGCGACTTGGAAAACGGTCGCAGGCTCCGCGAGGAAGCTGAGGGCACTGCCGAGGCCATTGAGGAAATGCAGAAAGTAGACAATATCAAGGCGGCTACACCTGAACCCGTACGCCCGCCACTGCCGATGATGGGTGGGGGCAATCTGCCGACACCCGATCCAGTAGAGCCGACTGAGACACCAGCACAGATGGTGCATAAGGCTGCTTATGTAACCAAATTCGGGGATACCGACAATATGGTCAAGTCCCTCCTGACCAATCTTCACGGCCACGATTATGTAGGGAAATACTGGGCCCAGAAAGCAGCGTTCAACAAGTACTTGCGTGTTGGGCTGGACGATATGGACTCGATTGAGCGCAAAGCAATGCGCAACATCGTCTATACGCCCGCGGCTATCAAGGACGCGTTGGCCCAGGGCATCTATGACGTCAAGGTCCTAAAAGCTACGATGGTCGAGGGGAGTGATGTGCTAGGCGGCTACGCCGTCCCAATAGACTTCAACTCCCGCGTCATCGAGCGTATGCCAGGATTTACGATGATCCGCCCGTGGGCATTCAAGCTGACGACCAGCCGCGACATGGTTAGCATCCCTGTAGGTACTGGGGGTGATGACCAGTATACGTCCGCTGTCCGAGTAACATGGGTTGACGAGACGCCCACGGCGGGCCAATCAGAAACGAACCTGACGTTTGGCATGGAAAACATTGCCATTCATACGGTTATGGCAACTACGCCAATCTCTCGGAACATGCTTGAGGATGCCTTCTTCGACGTTGAGGACTTCTTGGCGACGAAGTATGCAGAGGCGGCGGGGATTGATGAGGACAACAGATTCTTGACGAGCGCTGGTGGCGCGAGCCCCTTGGGCATCCTGCCTGGCAGTGCTAACGTCGGGGGGCTGACTGAAGAGGATACTGGCAATGCCAACGCCCTAACGTGGGACGGCGCAGGCGCTGCGGTTACCAAGCACGGCCTGATCGGAATGGTTTATGCTATCGCGTCGCAGTATCTGCCCAGGGCCAGATGGCTTATGGAACGGGCGACTGTTGAGGAGATCCGCACGATGAAGGATGGCGCGGGCAACTACCTCTGGGAACCCGACCAGCAAGCAGGACAACCGCTTATGCTGCTTGGCTATCCCGTGTACATGCAAGAAGGTATGCCGAGCATCGCTGCTGATGCATATCCCATCCTGTTTGGCGATTTCAGTGCGTACTACATCGCCGACCGCGTGGGCATGACTGTCGAGCGCTTCCTGGGTGGTACAGAGGCTGAGTTGAACACGGTCAAGTTCGTAATGCGGCGCAGGCTTGGTGGGCAGTTGGTTGAGACGTACAAACTGGCAGTCCAAAAAGTTAGTGCCTAGAATATAACAGACAGGAATGTCTGTTGAGGAGATAAGAAAATGCGACAAAACTGGTACAGACACATGTACACGCTCCTGCTTAATACTGAGGATACGCTGGTCAACCAGCACTATCCGCTTAGCGCGTCGTATATCTATGTGGGTAACTATACCCACTGCGCCTTTGTTGTTTACTTGGGAGCATTGGATAGCGCGTTGACACTACAGGTTGAGCAGGATACTGATGCTACCGAAACAGCGAGCATCAAAGACTTGACTGGGGCGACAGATGTCATCGCGGCCGACGACGACGATCAGGTGTTCGTCCTTGAGTTCGCTACAGAGCGGCTCAGTGACGGCTTTGACTATGTGACTCTGGATGTCACTGGCGTTGCTGGTGCTAACGACTATGGGTGTGTGGTGTTCTATGGATGGAACGCCAAGACCCTGCCCGTAACGCAACCGGGCACGTTCCCATCTGGAAACTCAGTGCTACTCGTGGGATAGACCTTGGGCTGGGGGCGGGCTTCTGTTCGCCCCCGGCTTACAACAGAATAATGGGGGGTATGAAGATGCCCCTTAGACTTAGGGGTGAAATATGAGTCAATATAATACGACTGTATATTTGGAAACGGGAGGCGACAAGTTAGTTATAGCCTCCGGCGGAGAAATTGAGGTGCAATCGGGTGGTACTGTAGATTTTCAGGGTAGCGTGACTTTCATAGACGACACCCAGCTTATCATCGGTACAGGCACTGATTGCGCGCTTGAATGGGATACTAACCAAACACAGGACGCCTTGCTTTTGGGCCTTGGGGCCAGTAATACGCTAATCGTCCTGGAAAAGGCTGACATGACTGCCGACAAAGCGTTGGCAGCCGCCACGTATCCGCAAATCATCATCTATGATGCCAACGCGGATAACTATATGACGTTGGGAAGTTCTGGTGACGACATCGCCCTAGTAGGAAGCAGCAACGACATCGACATCCGCTGCGGCCTTGTGGCTGGCGATGCTCTGAACTTGCAGGCTTACGACGTTGGCGTAACAACTTACGAGGATATGATTACCCTTGCAAGCCATGCTACTTTGCCAACGATGATACTCCATGCTAGTGGTGGCATCACGGCAAACGCGGGCCTGACGCTTTCAGACGCAGCGGGAACGGGTGCAGGCTCTATCGTCACAGTAGAGGGAGAAGACCTTGGGCTACAAAGCACTGATGCTACAACCGCCGGCGATGGTGGTGACGTAAACATCATTGGCGGTGCAGGGGATACCGCAGGCGCCGGTGGGGACGTGGACATTAATGCTGGCGCTGGAGCAGCTGCCGTTGGCGGAAATGTTGAGCTCACAGGCGGCGCAGGAAATGCCGCTTTTGCCGGTGGTACGATAGACATCGACGGCGGCCTTGGCGGAGTAAATGGGGCTGGTGGCCCAGTTACAGTCACCGGCGGTATAGGCAATACTGCCGCTAATGGCGGCGCTGTCGATATCGCGGGCGGCGCGGCTGGGACAGCGGGCGTCGGCGGCGACGTAAACGTCGTCGGCGGAGCGTCAGCTACAGCAGGCGCTGGTGGGGCTGTAGACATCGACGGCGGGGCAGGAACCGGAGCCCTCGGTGGTAACGTAGAAATCATGGGCGGCGCAGGAAACGGCGCCTTCGCTGGTGGCACAATCGACGTCGACGGTGGAACTGGCGGGGCAGCCGGAGCTGGCGGCCCAGTAGCGATAAATGGCGGGATCGGCGGGGCTGATGGCGCAGGTGGGGCCGTAGACATCGTTGGCGGTGTCGGGACTGCCACTGCCGCTGGCGGAGACGTCAGTGTCGCAGGCGGCGCAGCCGGAGCAACGGCTGGCATCGGCGGAGACGTTACCATCGTAGGCGGAGCATCCGCTACAGCAGGCGCAGGCGGGGCTATCGACATCGATGGCGGAGCAGGCGCGGCAGACGTTGGCGGCGCGGTAGCAGTCACAGGCGGCGCTGGCGACGGAGCGAACGCCGGTGGCGCAATCGACATCGACGGTGGAGCTGGCGGAGCAGCTGGGGCTGGTGGCGCTGTTACAATTGACGGCGGCACGCCTGCTTCGGGCACTGCTGCTGGCGGCGGCGTTACTATCACAGGCGGAACCGCTGGAGCAACCGCGGGCGCTGCTGGTGAAATCGTCATAACCGCAGGCGCTACCGGCGTAGGTGCTGGCACAGTAGGGAGCATCACGCTCAATGGCACTACGACTTTCTCTGACCAACCTGGTACCGGCGACGGCACTATCGACGCAGTAGCAGGACAGTCGTTGATCGTCGCACTATCTGACAACGTAGCAACGGCCCTGGACATCCAGGAAGCGACCAACGACTATATCACCGTCAATACACTAAATGACTTTGAGGAAGTTGAGTTCGGTGTGCCGGTGGATATGGAACTAGGGCAGAAGCACGAGACGTACTTCGAGATATTCGACGACTTCCTGTATCAAGCGATTACCGAAAACGACACGCCGTGGATACTCAATGCTGGTACGGATACCGAGGCTATTGACGCCGCGATTCTCGCTACACAGGAGAACGGCGTTATCCGGCTAACAACTGGTGATGCTTCTGGCGTAACGGCTGCTGATGCTTCGCAAATAGTATGCCATATCCCGATGCAGGCCGATAACGGCGGACTGGTCTTTGAAACTAGGCTGAATATCGACACCGCCATCACGGACATCTCTGTGAATGCAGGGTTTACCGACTCTACCGCACTGGAAGAGCCGTTCACAATCGCCGCGGGAACCGTAACCGCTGTCGCCAATGACGCAGCTTGCTTCACATATGACACGGATTCGACCGTCGATCAATTTTTTATGTGCGCAGTTGATAGTACAGTGCAAGACGCAGGCAACGCGACTACGGGTACCGCGCCAGTGGCTGACGTGTTTAATCTCTTGAGGATCGAGGTTTCTGCAGACGGCTCAGAAATAAAATTCTTCATAGACGGAGTGCTTGAGGGCACGCTGACGGGAGACGTGGGCGTTTCGCCTGACGTGAATCTCTTCGCTACAGTAGTGGTCAACTCAACGACTACTACGTCAAAATCTGCAGACGTGGATTTCGTCTACGCGGGCGTACTGCGTGGGTGAGTCTAGCTTGCTCGATTTGACAGAATTACGAACATAAGTATAATGAGTTAGAAAATACGGGGCGGGCTAGGCGACGGCTAAACGCGAGAACCTCTTGGCTCGCTGCCCGCCCCTTCCAAACCAAGAGATAGTTTCAAACAAGAGGTGAGACATGGGAAACAAATCAAATAACTGCTTAGGGGTGGCTGTGGACGTTAGGCCAATCAAGACTAAAGAGGACTATGACTGGGCCATGGCTCAGATCGACGAGCTGTGGGAGACGAAGGCCGACGCGCCTGATGCCGACAGACTTGAGGTGCTTACCATTCTATTAGATGCCTACGAAGAGAAGCATCATAGCATTCCGCCGCCAGACCCTGTTGCCGCGATCGAATACTATATGGACACCATGCCTGCTGAACCCGAATTTGAGGGGTGGTTGGAAACTGTGACGGCGATCCGGAGTATCATCGCAAGCGCAATGGAGCTATGGCAGCGGTTAGAGGCAGCCCTTTGAAATCCGTCGAAATGCGCGGCATGGCCGACACACCACCGGAGACAATTTTAGCTCCGAGCTGGTACTGCAACGGTTTTCCCAAAGCCGGACTTCACTTGGTCAAATCCATGTTGCAGCCCTTCGCGCGCATGATGCCAGCTCGCCGGTACGCCAAGTTGGGCACGATGATCAGCTCATTCGCCTATCACGCCTGGACGAACGACTGGCACAACGTAAGATACGTGACCTATGCGCTATGCCAAACGAGACCTGGATACTACCACTTCGGGCACTGTGGGTACAACACGGAAATAAGTGCCATATTGGACTATGCTGGTTTGGCCATGACATTCATCTACCGCGACCTCAGAGACGTGGCCGTGTCGCAGACGCACCATATTCTCAGCAAACGCGAGCAGGACAGACACCTAGACAAAGCGGCGTACCGAAGACTTGGCGGCTTCAACGAAGCGTTGTCAGCAGTTATCACTGGACTTCAGGTGGATGATAGCAAGTATGGCCCTGTATATTATCCTGGCGTGATGGAGCGTTGGGAACTGTACGCGCCGTGGTTAGAC